TTCCTTTTGATGAGCATCCATACACTGCTTTAGCGCATTGGTTTAAAACTGATGAAGGTATGGAAATATATGCAAATATAGAAAAACGATTAAATTCGTAACAACCTTAGTAGAGTAACCACTCTTCGGGGTGGTTACAATACTATAAAAAAATATTATGATAAAAATAGACGATGTATATCAGAAAGTTTTAGCTATTGCTAATAAAGAACAGAGAGGTTATGTGACTCCTCAAGAGTTTAATTTATTTTCTGATCAAGCTCAGTTAGATATATTTGAACAGTATATCTATGATATAAATCAATTTGAAAGAGTAAAAGGTAACGATACAGAGTACTCTGATATGCTAGAGCATCTTAATGAAAAGTTAAGTGCGTTTAAACATTTAGAAAATTTAACTTATACTACAGACTATTTTGAATTAGCTGATGATACTTATAGAATAGGTAGTATAATATATAAAGACATTCAAGTTCAAGAAATAAATGATAAAGAGTTTATTTATTTAAATTCATCTCCTCTTTTAAGACCAACAGAAAAAAATCCTATATATATAAAAAGACAAAACAAAATATTTTTATATCCTCAAAACATACAAACAGATATATCTTGCTCGTTTATAAAAAAACCAATAAAACCTAGATGGAATTATGTAGTTGTAAACGGTGAGGCTTTATATAACCCAACAAATTCTGAAAATTATCAGCTACATATATCAGAAGAAAATAATTTAATAAACAAGATATTGCAGCTAGCAGGTATAACTATGAACAACGAAATATACCAAGTTGCTAGTCAAGAAGAAATAAAAGATATTCAACAAGAAAAAGCATAATAAATGGCGTTACTTAATCAAACACAACAACAGTATTATCAAGGTAGTGATTTTGGTAATTATCAGTTTATACCTTTATCCGAGGTTATAAATCAATTTATGGTTGTTTATGTAGGTGAAGAAAAAATAATAAACAAAGCTAGAAAAGTAGATGTTCAATTCCACGCTATGAGAGCTATGCAAGAGCTTAGCTTTGATACTTTTAAATCTATAAAATCACAAGAAATAACTGTACCACCAGCGTTATCGGCCGTGCTACCTCAAGACTATGTTAACTATGTAAAGTTATCTTGGACAGATAGCGCTGGTATTATGCACGTAATATACCCTACTAAATACACTAAAAATCCAGAGCCAATACTGCAAAACGAACAAGGAGAGTATAAATTACAAGCTATAGGTACTATGACTGATGGAAGTACAACTATTGTTTTAAATAAAGAATATAAAAACATACTAGTTGGTATGGTTGTGTCAGCTCCAAACGTACCAGTTGGAAGCACAGTAACAAGCGTGACTAACAACTCTAGCATTACAACTATAGTTATAAGTAGCGCTGCTACGTACACTGGAGATGAAACCTTAACGTTTACAAACACAGATGGTTCTTTAATATTTGAAGAAGAGTCTGCGTTTATACTAGAAGATTTAACTATTGTTTCTGGTAGTAATAAAATTACAGCAAACTCTACCGCGGACGCAAGGCAAATTAAAGTAGGTATGTTAGTGTCTTCAATTGATTTTGCTGTTGGGACGACTGTTATAGATGTTAACGGTGCTGTAATAACAACTTCTGAAAACGCTACTACAGTCAGTACTGAAGCTACGTTTTTATCTAATAAAAAAATATCACAAACACTTTCTAATTACAGATCTTACAGCGCAAGCGATAACACTGATAGATATGATGATGGTACTTATGATTTAGTTGTAGGTGAAAGATATGGTTTAAATCCAGAGCAAGCTCAAGTAAATGGAACTTTTTATATTAGTAACGGTTACATATACTTTAGCTCTAATATTTCTGGTAAAAATGTAATTATAGATTATATAAGCGATGGTTTAGGCACGGATGAAGAGATGCAAGTTCATAAATTAGCAGAAGAAGCTATGTATAGATATATAGCTCACGCTATACTAGCTGGTAAAGCTAACGTTCCAGAGTACATTGTTAATAGATTTAAAAAAGAAAAGTTTGCTGCTATTAGACAAGCTAAATTAAGATTATCAAATATTAAATTAGAAGAAATAACACAAGTACTTAGAAATAAATCTAAGTGGATTAAACACTAATATATGGCTAAAATACAGAATACTTTTACTCAAGGTAAAATGAACAAAGACCTTGATGAAAGATTACTGCCAATTGGACAGTATAGACATGCTATGAACGTGCAAGTTAACACCTCAGAAGGCTCTGATGTAGGTACTATACAAAATATATTAGGTACTAATAATAATTTACCTAAAATAGGCTTGCGTAGTGATGGTGTTTGTGTTGGTTCTATAGCTGATGAAAAAAATAATCACGTATATTGGTTTACTAAAATACAAAGTACTGGCGATAATATTATATCAAGATACAACACAGACACTAATATTCATGAGTTAGTTTTAGTCGATAAAAACGATATATTAGAGTTTACTTACGAAAATATTATAACTGGTATAAATATTATTGATGATATGTTGTTTTTTACAGATAATATATCTGAGCCAAAAAAAATAAATATAACAAGATGTATTGAAGGTACAGTTGATATAAATACACACACAAAGCTTTTTGTTAACGGTGAAGTAGTTCAAGATATTGTACCTGCTACTTTTGGAACTCCTGGTTCTGCTACAGATGTTGATTTAAGAAAAGAGCATATAACTGTAATTAAAAAAGCACCTAAATATCCACCTGTATTAAAAATGTCTTCTGAAATACCAACTGGTGTTTTTAGCGGTAGCACTGAAATAGACTTTGATACTTACAATGTAGACAATACTTTAATTATAAACGTTGCTCTTCCAGCTAACGTAGATCCAAACTCTTCTTTTAATATACAGCAAGGAAATATAATAGTTTTACAAAATTATACTACAAGCGTTCCTAACGTACCTTTAGTTGATTACGTTATTAGAGCTGAAGTATTACAAGTAGTTTCTGGTACAAACCCTCCTTCATTAAATAATGGTTTAACTTTGTTTTCAATAAAAATACTTAGTAAATCAGTAAATACGCCTTCAGGTACACAAACTTATTACATGTCTTTATTGCTAGAAGAAAAAAATAAGTTTGAGTTTAAATTTCCTAGATTTGCTTATAGATACAGATATGAAGACGGTGAATATTCTAGCTTCTCTCCATTTTCAGAAATAGCTTTTATACCTGGTAATTTTGATTATCATCCTAGAAAAGGTTATAATTTAGGTATGACTAACAGATTAACTGACATATATGTAACAGAGTTTGTAACAGAAGATCAACCTGAAGACGTTGTTGAAATAGATTTACTATATAAAGAATCAGACTCATCATCTATTTATGTTCTAGAAACTTTAAAGCCTGATAATGATGAATATCAAGTTGTTAACTTTGATGCTAATAATGCTTTAGATTTAAAAAGAAATGGTAGTTATTTAGTTAAATCAGAAACTATATACTCTTTACTACCTTCAAATCAAATATTAAGACCTTACGATAATGTTCCTAGATTTGCTAAAGCTCAAGAAATTATAGCTAATAGAATAGTATATGGTAATTATGTTCAAAACTATGATTTGTCACCAAGATCAGAAAACGCAGATTACAAAACTCAATTAAATGTTATTTTAAAAAGTGAAAACGTAAACTCAAGTTTTGGTGTAAAATCTTTAAAATCACTTAGAGATTATCAAGTTGGTATTGTGTATTTAGATGAATACGGTAGACAAACACCAGTATTAACAACAAACACTTCTACAGTAGCTGTTGATAAAGTTAACGCTGACAAATCAAATAAATTAAGAGTTCAAGTTACTGGTGGGCAAACAGCGCCGTCTTGGGCAAAAGGTTTTAAGTTTTATGTAAAAGAAACAACTGGCGAATATTATAATTTAGCTATGGATCGTTTTTACGATGCTGAAGACGGTAATATATGGTTAGCTTTTCCTTCTGTTGATAGAAACAAAGTAGATATAGAAACTTTTTTAATATTAAAAAAAGGTTCTGAATCTGATGATTTAGTTACTACAGAAGCTAAGTACAAAATAATAGCTATATCAAATGAAGCTCCAGATTTTATAAAAGAAAAATCTTTTCCACTTGGTAGTGTTGTAGAAAACGCTAGTAATGATTTTTTTGGAACTGTATCTTCTTTAGAAGGTAGTAGAAGTATTACTATTTTAGCAGATCCTAACGGTGGTTTTGCTTTAAAAAATGGTAGCTTATCACACATACATGAAAAAGTTAAATCAAAAAGAGTAAGAGTTAGATTTGAAGGAGTTAATAATCAAGTATCTAACTATTATGAAATTACTACTATTGGTTATGAGCCTGATCCAAATGGTATTGACTATCCTCTTAATAAAATAGAAATAAATATAGAAGAAAGTTTTGGAGCTGATGTTAATTTTATATTTAGTGGTGGTGTTATTTCTAGTGCAACTACTTTAGTTTTTGAAGAAATAAAAGTTGTAAATTCACCTAAATTTGACGGTAGGTTTTTTGTAAAAATACATAACGATGCTTCAGTACAAGAAAATATAGGTGTTAATCAAAGTTCTAGTAGCAAATATCAAGTTTTAACTTCTAGAAAATTATACTATTTATCACCAAACCATATAGCGCTACACTCTTTAGGAGGTACAGGTGCTGTTAATGATCCTAATTACAGTCCTAATACAACTACTTTTAACGATAATTATCACGATAATGGTATAATCATACCTTCAAATATAAATCCTAACGATTATTTTAGAGGTATTTATTCTGCTACTATTCCTGAGTTTTGGTATAAGTATACTGCTTTTTTTAGAAATCAACCTACGTTTGATATAAATGATAGATCATCGTCAGCTGATGCTAGTTCTTTTGAAGATGTTTGGTATATAGATGGTGGTTTATCAGTTGGTGCTTTTACAAATACTACGCCTGCAAATTCAACAGGTACAAATCACACGAACGTACCTATAAACCAAAGTCAACATTTAGGTATGGGTGTAACAAATTATGCTAACTCTTCTATAATGGAAATAGGTTTCGGAGGTTTACAACCAGACCCTAGTAAAGAAGTTCAACCTAATTCATACGCTGGAACGCAAATAGCTCTGATTTCTCCTGGAGGATCAATACAAGCATCTGTAAAAACCGCTGGTAATCTTAGTACTAGAGGTTGGACTACAGGAAGTTCAAGCATATACGCTATAGGTGTTGAAGCTAAAAACGAGTATTATGGGCTTGAACAAAAAGAATTTGTAGATCCTATAATGACAGTAGGTACGCAGTTTAGATGGAAAGAAGATCCAAACGGAACTGTATATACTATAGTAGGAAATAATGATCCAGACTGGTTTTTATTAAGATACGATAATGGAATCAATAATAGATTAGAGCCAATAGGTTATAGACCAGAAAACTGGAATAGAAACTTTAGAATTACCTTAAATAAGCCTATGCTTTGGAATCCTATAGTAGATGGAGCTTTAAATGGTTATTCTCCAAACTCAATACAAGCTTTAACAAGTAATAGCAATTTACCTTCTGGTGTTACTTCTGCTACTTTCGTTACTATGGAAATAGTTAAACAAGTAGACGAAGAAGTACCTTTAGCTGCAAATCCAGCTATATGGGAAACAGAACCAAAAGAAAAAGCAGAATTAAATGTTTATTACGAGGCTAGTAACGTTTACCCGGTAACTTTAGATGAAAAAAGTTTTAGCAGTATAATAAAAATAGGTTCTACTATAAGTCAAGATCAAAACGGTACAATAATTACTTCTACAGTAACTGGCCATGATGGTGATGATATTATAAACATAAGTAGTGCTTCAGCTACGTTTAACGCTGATGTAGCTACTATAACTTACAATAATATATCATTAAACGTTACTATCGTTAACATGCCTCAGCAAGGTAAAGTTAAAATAAGTAGAAATATACATAGCAGCCCAATAGAACTAGAGTGGTTTAATTGTTACAGCTTTGGTAATGGTGTTGAATCTAATAGGATAGAAGATAACTTTAACAAAGCTTTTATAGATAACGGTGCTATTGCTTCGGCTACTTTATCAGACACATCTTTAATAAAAGAAGAGCGAAGAAAATATGGTTTAATATTTTCAGGGTTATACAACACTATATCAAATATAAATAACTTAAATCAATTTATACAAGCTGAAAATATAACTAAAGAAATTAATCCAACATACGGAAGTATACAAAAGCTATTTACTAGACAAACTGATTTAGTTACTTTATGTGAAGATAAAGTTGTAAAAGTATTAGCAAATAAAACAGCTTTATTTACAGCTGACGGTGAAAATAATGTAACTTCAACTTCTAATGTTTTAGGTCAAACAGTACCTTTTGTAGGTAGTTACGGTATATCACAAAATCCAGAGTCTTTTGCTAGTGAAAGTTATAGAGCTTACTTTACAGATAAACAAAGAGGAGCTGTTTTAAGACTATCAATGGACGGTTTAACACCTATATCTGACGCTGGTATGAAAGACTGGTTTGGTGATAATTTAAAAAGTGCAAACTATTTAATAGGTAGCTACGATCAAGATAAAAATGATTATAACATAACTATAGTTAATGACACTTTAGTAAAAACTACAGGTTTAAGTAGAGAAATAGATTACACTTTATCTTTTGATGAAGAAGTTAGAGGTTGGACAAGTTTTAAGTCTTTTATACCAGAAAGTGGTGTTAGTTGTTCTAATAAATACTATACGTTTTACAAAGGTAATATATTTGAACATCACGCTGAAGACTCTGAAAGAAATAATTTTTACGGAAACTTTGAGCAAACTTTAGTTTCATTTATATTTAATCAAGAACCAAGTGTTGTTAAAGAGTTTAGAGCTTTAGTTTATGAAGGTAGCCAATCAAGAATATTAAGTGTATACGCTAATAACACTTATACAGATGCTAACGGTAATTTATTAACCTCTTCTAACGATAATTATAAAAATTTAGTTGATAAAGATGGTTGGTATGCGCAAAAGTTAGAAACTGATTTAGAAAAAGGTATTATACCTTATTTTGTTAAAAGAGAAAACAAATGGTTTAACTATATTAGAGGTAATGAAATAGATTATTCTCAAGGTAAGTTAGTTTTAGATACGTCAAAGTTTTCTGTGCAAGGTATAGGTTTTGCTAGCGATATACAGTCTACAGTAACACCACTTGGGCCATTAACACCGCCGTCTGTAACAGTGACTGGATGTACAGATCCACTAGCAGATAACTATAATCCAAACGCAACTGTTGATGATGGTTCATGTGTTTATATAGCGCAACCACCCGTCGGGACACCAGTTGTAGTTCCATCTGATGGTCCTATTATTGACTTAAATGAAAACCCTATTGAACCAGTACTTGATGATTCAAATCAAAACGTTAATACTATACAAACGCAAAACATTAACACTACACAAACGCAAAACATTATACAACCAGTAAACCCTCTACTACCTGGTAGCTTTAATTTAGTTCAAGATAAAACGATTCCTTTTGTACCTTCTTCAAACAACTATACTTTTATTGGTATAGGTTTTAGCTCTATGGTTAGTGGAGGCACGCTACCTTACAATTACTTATTAACTGATTTAAAGTACGCTGAAGTTGATGTTAATGGTAATGTTGGAACTTTTACTACGGTAACACCTTCTGGAGGAGTTCCACCAAGCAATTTTACATCATCTGCAAACGCTTCTGTAAATAGTGGAGTACCTATCACTCATCAGCTATATTATTGGCAAACTGGTGTTAATGCACAAACACTTAGATTTGAGATGACCGTTACAGATTCTAACTCTACACCAAATTTTGTAACTTTTACTGAAGACATAACGCTATACAGAGATTAATATGAAAACAATAACTAACTTTGGATTTGACAATACAGATTTACCAAAAAATGAAACTGTAAGATATTTTTATGTTTACGGTGATGTTGATAGTGTTTTTAGTGTATATATAACTAACGAGGTACATGAAGAAACAACAACAAACAAAGGTGCTGTAGGTCACTACTATGATTTTGACTCTCAAGAGTTCGTGGCTAGTGGATTTAAAGGTTTACTTCAAGTTAAAATACCAACAAGTGGTATTTATATTGGTTCTATAAAGTTTCCAACAGTTACTGATAATGATGAGTATAATATATATTTAAGAGCTGAAACGCATTTTAACACTCAACTATCTACAAACTTAGTTGATAAAGGTTTTTTATACAAAATGCCAAATTTTAGTAAACAAACTAATAGTGATGGTAGTTTAACATATCCTTCAACTGTTTATCAATATTTAGACACAACTGTTACTATAGCTGTTTTATCTGGTAACGCAGGTATAGTAGAACCTTCTACAACAACTTATGCCGCTTCAAGAGGTGTTTTTCAATTAGACGAAAGTAATATAGAAGTTATTTCGCCTATTAATAGAAAAGCTGTTAGTTATTCAATATCTACCGGTGACGCAAGTTTAGTTTTATCTATATTAAAACAACCAGAAGCAAATGATTTTTATATTACAAAAACTTCAGGTACTGTCTACAATGATCAAGCACCTGCAGATACAGCTGGTACTGGAAGTCTTATTTATAACTATTTAGATGTAAATAGCGTTGAAGGTTTAGCTGTTGGTTACGATGTTTTTTCAGGAGTAAATGCTAGTGGTGCTGCTTTATCGCTAGAAGCTGGTGTTTATAAAATAGTAGCTATAAAAACTCATGAAGAATTAAGAGCTTTAGGCGGTCAATACATTAGTAATTTAGTAGATGGTGTTACAAGAATATTTTTTAACACAACTAGTGGTTTTCCAAACACAGAACAAAACTCTGTTTTAACATTTAGAGGTTATGGTCCTAACGCGGCTTTTAAATCTTATAATACTAAATTTAAATTAAACAAACTGAGTGCTGCTTTACCTGTTGTTAACAATGCAGATACAGGTCAACCTACAGAGTTTAATGTAGTAACAACTGCCGGGCAAGATTTAACTTCAGCTGACAGTACTACCTGGGAAGTTGCGAGTACAGCTGGTATAAAAGTTGGTAATACGATGCAGTCTAAAGGTTTAGGTGTTACTAGCGCTGGTGCTAGCATAACAGTAGCTGCTGTAGCTAATGCTACTACAATAACTACAAGTGGAGCTTTAGCTAGCGGTTATACAATATTAAACGGTACTGCTATTTATTTTACAGGTAGCGCTGCTACAGTAACAATATCTGGTAATATTGATTTTATAAACTTAGGCGATACTAATTTTACTTTAACTTTAGATTTAGATAAAATACTAACATTAACAGACAACTACTAACATGCTAACATTAACATTTCCATTTCCATTAAACACATCTGTTCAAATAGGTGACTTTGTTTTTGCTAAAGCAACGTCGTTATCTGGGCAATATTCTACTAGTAGTAGCTCTGTAATGGGTGCAGATTTAGTTGGTATTATAACTGATATACAAGACAGAGAAACTAATAATTCTAAAATAATAATTGATAATCAAAATTTTACACCAACATCAAGTGATTTTATTTGTTTTGCTAAAAGTAATATTGTTAACGCTTCTAGTTTAAAAGGTTATTATGCTGAAACAACGTTTGTTAACAACTCAAAAGAAAAAGCAGAATTATTTGGTGTAACAGCTGAAATACAGCAAAGTAGTAAATAATTAATATATAGTGTAATTATAAAAAATAAAAAATATGGCATTAGGTAAAAAGGTAAGTCCAGCAAAATTTTTAGGTGCAGTATCACTTGGTTTAGGTGTAGCGCAAGGCGCAACTCAAATTATAGGTGGTATAGCTGAAAGAAGAAGATTAAAGGATGAGATGCGAAGAACTAAAAAAGAGTTTAGAAGAAATAGAGATACATTACAAGGTATGCAGTTTGAAAATCCTTACGGTGACATGCAGACTAATTTTGAAAATCCTTACGAAGATTTAACAGTTAACCAACAACAAGCTCAGTTTCAAGCAGAGCAAGCAGCTCAGTCAAGAGCTAATATACTAAACAGTCTTCAAAGCGCTGCTGGCCCAAGCGGTATAGCTGGTCTTGCTCAAAGTTTAGCTAATCAAGCAACTCAACAACAAGCTGCAGCTTCTGCTAGTATAGGTCAACAAGAAGCTAGAAACCAAGCATTAGCGGCAAGAGGTGCTGAATCAGTGTCAAGAAGAGAACAGGCCGCTGAACAAACTGTTATGGCTGGTGAAGCACAAAGGCAAGCTCAAGAAAGACAAAGAGATTTACAAGTAATGCAATTAAGAGCTGGTAAACAAGATGCTTTAGCAGGTTTAAGACAACAAAGGTCTGAAGCTATTGGTGATATAGTTGGTGGTATTGGTACAATAGCTGGTTCTGCTTCTAACGCTTTTGAGTTAGGTATTGGAACTGGAAATAAACCTCGTGTTACAGCAGATAATCCTTATGGATTTATTCCTGGTCAAGGAGGCATATAATTTTAAAAATATAAACATGGCAATAGATTTTTTTGAAATAGGTAGAAGTGGTGCTAGTCGCACAAGAAAAATAGATTATTCTAAAGCGCTTGATCCACTTGCTAAAAAAATAGAAACAAGAGTAAAAGAGAGTAAAGCTAAAACAGAAGCTTTAATAAACTCTATGCCACAAGGTGTTGCTATTGATAAAGTACCAGAAGAACTAAGAGGTCAAGTAACTGATTTTTTAGCTAAAAATAAAAAAGAGTACGTAGATGCTAGTAGAGTTATAGCTTCAGGTATAAGACCTACTGATCAAAGATATATAGATGCTATGTCTACTATTAACGGTGTAAATAATAAATTTCAAAACTTAAGTAATCAATTAGAAGATATAGCTTTAAAGAGACAAGCTGCTTTGGACGGTAGAGATCACTCAAAAGGAGCTTTTGATTGGGAAATAAGTGATCATGAAGGTTTAGCAAATGGTAGTATGTATGCTAGTTTTTCATTACAAGATGATGGTAGTTTTAACTACTTGTCAAACGATAGTAAAACTAAAAAGTGGAGTGATTATTCTAATACTTTTCAAACAAGCAGTGTTGGTCAAGAAGGTTTTGATGTTATTTTACAAAGAGCTAAACAAGATGGTAGATATGGTATAACTTACAACAAAAATACTTACAAAGGTTTATTTAAAAAATTAAGAGCAGATTTAAAAACAGATGCTGGTAGAGACTTTTTATTTTCTGATGAAATATTTTTAGAAGAACAAACAGGTGAGAAGTTTGGTACACCAGAATACGAAAAAGCTGTAAGCGCTCTTCGTAATAAAGGTAACTTTGAAAATTTAATGAACGCTTACGAAAAACATGCTCTTAAAGAAATATTAAAAGTACATAAATCTGCTATTGACGCTTATGATGATAGACAGGAAACGCGAAGTGGAAGTGGAAGTGGAAAAACTGAAAATAATCAAGCTTCAATTGAAGCTGCAAGAAGAGGTGATAAAATAATTAAAGTAGATAATTTTAACGTTGCTGTACAACAAAAAGATGGTTATACATATAAAATAGTTAAAAATAACGAAGCTTCTTTAAATTTAGATGATTATACTATTTCTTACAGTCAAGATGAATTAATCAAATTTTTTGGTGGTAAAATGGATTCTGATATGAGAAGATTTAAAAAATTAGAAGATACTTTAAATAAACAAGAAACTAAAGAAAAAGAGCTACCTGCAGGTGGTTAATAAATATAATATGTTTGAATTACAAGGCGATACATATACTTTAAAGGAGCTTGAAGACTTTGCTTCTCAACAAAATTTAGACTTTGATAGTTTCATGTCTGATATGAAAACTAAAGGTTTAGTAGATAAAAGAGAGAAAGAAGATACAAAACAAGCTTTACCTTTTGGCGCTAAAGTAGCTGTAACAACTGGAAAAGCTTTTGAAACTGGCGTTGATGTTGCTACTGGTTTATCTAAAATAGTAAAAGATTTAATAACTGATGAAGAAGAAAGAGAAGAAACAAAACAAGCTTTAAAAAACCAATTTGATAACGTTCCTATTAAATTACGTAATACTTTTTTTAATCAAATACCTGCTGCTGTTGTTGATTTAACAACAAGAGATCTTACAGGTATGCAAAAACCAGAAGTTAGAGAAAAAGCTAGTGAGTTTTTAAAAAATAAGTATAAAGAAATAGATGTTGTAAATAAATATTTAATAAAAGATACTGGTGAAGGTATTGTTAAAGGTATAAAGCAAGGTGATGCTTCAGATTTTGTAAGCGGTTTAGTTGGCGCTAACTTACAAATGGTAGAAACAGTAGTACCAGCTATGTTAACTGGAGGCGCTAGTTTACCTTTTCAAGTGATAGCGCCTATGTATACTGATTATAACATAACTAAAGCTGAAAATTTATATGGTAAAAATGATCCTGAAGCTTTAAATAAGTTAATTAGCTCTGGTGAAACAGAAGTTGCAACGCCTTTAGCTTTAGGTCTTATTGCTACTGGTTTTGAATACATAGGGTTTAAAGGTATAACTAAATACATGCTAGGTAATCAAGCCGCTAGTAAAATGGCTTCAAATTTATTTTTTACAAATAACAGAGAAGGTGTAACTGAATTATTACAAAATGGTGTAGAAAGTATAAGCACGGCTAAAGCTCAAGGAAAAAGTGATGAAGATGCTATGCAAGAATTTTTTAAAGGTATATTTAGCGAAGAAGGTTTAGAGTCATATTTAAATGGTTTTGTTGGAAGCGTTGGTATAAGTACAGCTGGTAGAGCTGTAAATAGAGCTTTAAGAACTGATAAAGCTAGCGTGAAAGAAATAAATGAACAAATAAGTAATTTAGCTGAATTAAATTTAGCTAAAAACTCTACTAGAGATGCAGAAGTTAAAGAAGCTTTAGAACAAGAAATAGAACAAAAAGAACAAGATTTTAAAAAATATATAACTGATAAAAGAAAAGTATCAGAGCTTTTAAACAATGAGCAAAAAATAAATTTAGTAAATTTTGTTAAACAAAAAGACAATATTAGATCAAAAGCTGAGTCTTTAAAAAATAAATTAGAAAATAATCAGATTACTACAAAAGATTTTGGTTATGCTATAAGAAGTTTAAATAATCAAAGCAATAGAATAACTGAACAGATTGAGCTTATTAATGAAACAGCAAAAAAACAAACAGCTGTAAAAGCTGCTGAAGACGTAAGTCAAATTATAAAAGAAACTGGTTTAGAAGGTGAAGTTACAGAATTATCTTCTGAAGAAATATCTAACTTAGACATAGAACAAGCAAAAGAAGCATCTAAACAATTTGGTTTTATAGCTCAAAGAAAAGACGGTAGTTTTAATATAATTTTAAACGAAGATAAACCATCTCTTGGCACAGCTGCTCACGAATTAATGCATGCTATATTATATAAAACTATAGGTGGTAATCAAGAACTACAAGACTCTATAGGTAGCGCTTTAACAAGTTTTGTTAATGACAAAAAAGGTGGCGTAAGCCAAGCTTTTATAAACCGTATGAAACCTTACATTAATGATAAAAACTTTGGAGAAGAAGTTATTACTGTTATGTCAGAGTCTATGCTTGATGGTAGTTTAAACTTTAACGAAAATTTATTTACAAAACTACGAGACTCTTTTAGAAGATTTTATCAAAAAATTACAAACAAAGACGTAGAGTTTAATACAGGTAGAGATGTTTATAATTTTATAAAAGATTATAATAAAAGTATTAAAGAAGGTAAATTAAGTCCTAGAATATTAAAAGCTGCTACTGAAGGTGTTAAAGGTAAATTAGTTAAAGGTAAAGTTAAACCTGAAGATACCGTACAAATGTCTAAAGAAGCTTCTGATAATGTTCAAAGATTATATGATACTAAAGAAGCTAATTTTGAAGCTAAAATTATAAATGAGTTTAAGCCAATAGTAAGTCGTATAGTTGAAAGACGTAGTCAAGCACCTAACTTTGATAGAGAGTTATTAACTAGTGAAATAGAAATAGGTGAAAGAGGTGTATTAGATTTAATTAGAGATTATAAACCAGATTCAGGTGTACCTTTAGCTGCTTATATAAATAAGTTTTTACCAGCAAGAGCCATAGAAGCTTCTAGACGTGTTTTAGGTGAAGAATTTACAGAAGACGTAACAGAGGCAAGAGGTGTTGAAGCTAGAGAAGAAACCGTTGAAGTTGAAACAAAACCAAAACCTAAAAAAATAGTTTTAGCTGATAGATTAAATGTTAAAAGTAAAGTTGATAAAGCTATAAAAGAACAATTACCAAAGCTAGACGTTAAAGAATTAACGTTTAAAAAATTAAAAAACTTAGTACCTGATATTACTGGCGAAATGTTTGGTATAAGCTCTAGAAAATTAAAAACTTTAGCAAACATAACTAAAAAAGAGCTACAAGCTGCGCAAATGTTTATTAATAAAAATGCTGATTTGTTAATAGCAATGTTACCAGAAGGCTCTACAGTAAGTGGTACATCTACAGGTGTACCTAACACTTTATTAAAAGCTTTTTACACAAAAACAGATAGAGCTAAAATGGCTAAAACAGGTAGTACCTCTGGTTTAGCGATTCAAGTAAAAAATAAAATAAATAAAAAAGAGTTTTTAGAAGTTTTTGGTATTATTGATGGTAAACCACAACGTGATGATAGAAACACATCTGCTAGAGTGTTAGCGTTAGCTAATTTAACTGGTAAAATGATGACTAATCAAACTGTGAGAGAAAATTTAGAGTTATTAGGTAATAGTGAGCAAACTATAAAAAACATTAGAGAAGGCGCTTCTAGTGTTATGTTTAATAAAGAAGCTGTTTTAGATATAGACTTAAATTTACCTGAATTAAATTTAAATGATCCTAAAAATAGTTTTGAAAATATTGATATATTTGTAGATAAAATAGCTTTACTCGCTACTTATGGTAAGCTTGGTATAATTAGAGCTGTTGATTTACGGTCTACAATTACTAATAGCGCTGCAAAAGAGTATGTAAGAACAAATACTATATTTGAAGATTTAGGTTTATTTACAATTGATGGTAAAATACAAGGTAAAGAAGTAGATATAAAGTTTCAAAGACCTGATCAAAAAACAGTTTTAGGTAAAAACGTAAAAGAGATAACTAAAAAACAAGCTAGAGATTATAATAAAAACGGAAAAGCTAATTTTAATGATATGGTAAATATGATTAAAAAAGCTATAGAAGCAAATCCTGATGATAAAATACTTCAAGCTGCTATAAAAAAATACTTACAAGCCGCGACTTACGACACGTCACACCCTTTAAGACAAGGTGCTGAGTATATTGGAGGCGATGTTACTGCTACTGGCGAGATAAGATACGAGCATGCTGTTCAAGCTGCTACAGTAAGAGATTTATTACTAGATGTTTTAATAAATAGGCCAAAAGAGTTTAATAAAACAATGAAGGCTATACAAAAAAACTATAAACTAATAGCTTTATCTAAAAAAAATGATGATGCTTTAAACTCTTCTAGTTATATAAACGAAAAAGGTGAAATAGTGTTTTACAGTAACGGTATGGGTGTTGGTTGGGATATTTTTATTGATAATTGGTTTGATAGATATTTTAACACAGATGTTAATGTTATAGATCCTAATAATCTTAGATTAATTAAAAACGGTAAAACTTTTGCTCAAGAGTATGGTGTTACTATGTCTGGTAAAATACCTGCTTTAAACAGTAGCGTTGCAAATGTAAAAATAATTGATAAAGCTATAAATAAAGGTAGATTACTTAGTTTTTCAAAAACACCAAAAGGTATTAGTATATTAGACTTTGATGATACACTAGCAACTACAGAGTCTTTAGTAAAGTATATAGCTCCAGATGGTAATACAGGTACTTTAAATGCAGAGCAATATGCTAGTACTTATGAAGATTTATTAGATCAAGGTTTTACTTTTGATTTTTCAGATTTTAATAGAGTTGTAAAAGGTAAATTAGCACCTCTGTTTAATAAAGCTTTAAAACTACAAAGCAAGTTTGGTCCAGAAAATATGTTTGTGTTAACAGCTAGACCACCTGCAGCGCAAAAACCTATATTTGACTTTTTAAAAGCAAACGGTTTAAATATACCTTTAAAAAATATAACTGGCTTAGGTAATAGTACTAGTGAAGCAAAAGCCTTATGGATAGCTGATAAAGTTGGTGAAGGTTATAATGATTTTTATTTTGCTGATGATGCTTTACAAAACGTGCAGGCTGTAGATAACATGTTAGAGCAATTTGATGTTAAACGTAAAGTGCAGCAAGCTAAGTTACAGTTTAGTAAAGATTTAGACGGTGAGTTTAACAGTATAATAGAAGATGTAAAAGGTATAAAAGCTGAAAAAAGATATTCACAAGCTAAAGCTAGAAAACGTGGTGAAGGTAAAGGTAGATTTAGATTTTTTGTACCACCATCACATGAGGATCTTGTAGGTTTGTTGTATAACTTTATAGGTAAAGGCGCAAAAGGTAACAAGCATAGAGACTTTTTTGAAAAAGCTATAGTAAAACCATTAAACAGAGCTTATAACGAATTAAATATAGCTAAACAGTCTATAGCAAACGATTATAAAGCTTTAATAAAAGCTTTTCCAGATATAAGAAAAAAATTAACAAAGAAAACTCCTGACGGTGATTATTATTATTCTGATGCTGTAAGAGTTTATTTGTGGAATAAATCAGGTTTTGATATACCTGGTATGTCAAAAACAGATGTACAAGAGTTAGTTGATTTAGTAACTAGTGATGGTGAATTACAAGCTTTTGCAGATAACATAGGTGTAATATCAAAACAAGAACAAGGTTATGTTGAACCTAGCGAGGAGTGGCAAGCTGGTGATATAAGAACTGATTTAGCAGATGCTACAGGTAGAGTTGGTAGAAAAAAGTTTTTTGCTGAGTTTATAGAAAATGCAGATGTAATATTTAATAAAGAAAATTTAAATAAAATAGAAGCTGCTTATGGTATTGATTTTAGAGAAGCTTTAGAAGATGTTTTATATAGAACTAAAACAGGTACAAATAGAACTGTAGGTCAAAATAAAATTGTTAATAGATTTTTAGATTATTTAAACGGATCTATAGGTGCTACAATGTTTTTTAACGCAAGATCAGCTGTATTACAGACTATATCTACAGTTAACTTTATAAACTTTGGTGATAATAATATATTTGCAGCATCAAGAGCTTTTGCTAATCAAAAACAATTTTGGTCTGACTTTTCAATGTTGTTTAACTCTGACATGTTAAAACAAAGAAGAGCTGGAGTTGCTTTTGATGTTAACGCAAATGAAATAGCTAACGCTGTTAGTAAATCAAAACAACCAGTTAGAGCTGCTATAAGATATTTATTACAAATAGGTTTTTTACCTACGCAGTTAGCTGATAGTTTTGCAATATCACTCGGTGGTGCTAGCATGTACAGAAATAGAGTTAACACTTATTTAAAACAAGGTTTAGAACAAAAAGAAGCAGAAACAAAAGCGTTTAATGACTTTCAAGAAATATCTGAAAGCACACAGCAGTCAGCTAGACCTGATAAAATATCACAACAACAAGCTTCACCGCTTGGTCGTATGATATTAGCTTTTCAAAACACACCATCACAGTATGTTAGATTAATGAAAAAAGCTGGTTTAGATTTAATTAATAGAAGAAAAACACCACCTTACGCTAATCAAGCTAAAAGCGATATGTCAAATATATCTAAAATAATATATTATGGCGCTATACAAAATATTATATTTTACGGTTTACAATCAGCAATGTTCGCAATGTTATTTGACGATGATGAAAAAGATGAAGAGTTTTTTGAAAAGAAAAGAGATAGAATACTTAACGGTAGTTTAGATACTATATTAAGAGGTATGGGTGTTGGTGGTGCTGTTATATCAACTATAAAAAATACAGCTATAAAATACGCTGAAAATCAAAAGAAAGACTGGGGTAAAGAAGATAATGTTGTTATGATGGAAATGTTACAATTATCACCACCTATAGGTATTAAAGCTAGAAAACTAAGTAGTGCACAAAAAACTATGGATTTTAATAAAAAAGTAATTGAAGAAATGGACACGTTTGATATTGATAATCCAGTTTACAGCGCTATAGGTAATTTAATTGAAGCAACTACAAACATACCACTTGCTAGATTACATCGTAAAACAATGAATTTACGTGAAGCTGCTAACGCTGAAAATGAGTGGTGGCAAAGATTATCTATGGCACTTGGTTGGAGCCGTTGGGATGTTGGTGTAGAAAACAAAGAAGTTGAAGCTGTTAAAAAAGAAATAAAACAAAGAAACAAAACAAGAGGAAAAGCTAAAAGAAAAGCAACAAGAACAACTAGATAATGAAAAGATTTTTGTTGTGCATAATCTTGCTTACAACTTGTGAAAAAATTGATGATGACGGTTTTAGAGTATTTAAAATAAATAAAGGCGAGCACAGGTCAGGTACATACTTACATAATGACGCGCCTTATAAAATAAACTTTTCAGTTAAAGTTACAGAGTCAATGATATATGATTTTGGCGGTAATACTAAAGATCAATACGATGTAAATAAAATATACGGTTTTAGTGATTTTGGCCAAATACACCAAGAAGCTTCTATAAGACTTGGTTGGTCATACTACACTAAAGGTGAAAGAGCTGGTGAGTTATGGTTCAGATGGATAAAACATGCTTGGGGCCAACATAAAGCAGGTGACCTAATAGAAGTTGAAGTTGATGAAATATATAATGTTACAATAGAACAAAGGTTAATACATTATATTTTTACTATAAACGATCAAGAATTTATTATTGACAGAGATATAGAGCAAAACAGAAGATTAGATTATATAGATAGATATTATTTATACCCATATTTCGGTGGTCAAAAAACAGCGCCACACGATATAAAAATTAAAATAAAAGAATGAAAAAACTTATTATATTACTTTTAATAACTTTAGTTTCTTGTGCAGCGCCAAAAAGTTGTTGTGGTCAAGACTTACAGTCACTTTTAAAGTTTTCTACATTTTACGCAGCGGTAAACGGTGGTACGTCGCTATCAGATGTTGATGTGTTTTCTATAGATAATGGTTTGTCAACTAGTACAATATCTACACCGTACGATTACAACTTAACGGTTGGGCTTCGTAAAATAGCTAGGTTTGGCTATGAGAACAAAGCACAAACGTTTTACGATGGTACAGAGTCAAACTATAGTGACGCTGCTACAGTTGGTAAAGTTAGAGGTTTAGAGTATTTAATTGAGATAGACTACAAAAGACAAGAAGGTGTAGACTATACAGATCAACATCATTTTGTACGTTGGAGCTCTGACGATGGTTGTGATAGTGAAGTTTGTATAAACTTCTTTGCTTTAAAGCTAGAGTATTTACAAGATGGTTTTGCTGATGTACAATATTTTGAAGCATCTGAAAGATATAGGTATAGAAAACATAAAAACTTATCTTGGAATATTGGTTTAGCTCATAGGTTAGCTGAGCCATACGGTTATAACCCGTTAGACGAGTGGATGTTATCAAATGGTAATTTACATTACACGTATTTAGCTTTACAAGAAGGTTACAATGTAGACGTGGCTAATTCAGTGTATACAGATCCAAATGGTGAAGTTGTAGCTACAAGCGCAGAAGTATGGGAAGCTATAGTGATACCACAAGTGTTATCTGATTATACAGAGAAAAAACGAAACGAGCTTGATAGAATAATACAACACTCTATTGTAGTTGGTTTTGATTACTATAAGTATAGTAAAAAAACCTGGTTACACGCTTGGGGTAATTTAATGCCGTATCATTACGATAGCGGTAATGAGTTCTCATATCACAACTTTAACGACGGCGAGCAATGGTATGATTATAGCGGTGGACTAATATATGGTATAAAAGTAAACAAAAGCTTAGGTTATTTCTTTGAAGGTAAATACAATAAGTATTGGAATAGAGAGTGGTATGACTTTAAGTTTGGCGTAAACTATGTAATATTTTAACTTATAACTACTCACTAAAATGGCAAAAGAATTAAATGAAGATACTAGCTTTAAAGTAAGCGTAAAAACATTAGTAGCAATAGGTGCTGGTTTATCAGCTTTAATAGGTATGTGGTTTACACTACAAGCCGATATTGCAGAAGCGAAAGAACTACCAATATCAGCTCCAGAAGTTACACGTATGGAGTTTGATATGAAAGATCAATTAGTTAGACAAACAATTATGTCTACACAAGAAGACGTTGCAGAGATAAAAGAAGATATAAAACGTATTGAAGAAAAAATAGATAAACTAAGATGAAAGCTATAGATATGTCAACTTTTGTTTACGTTCTAATAATGATACTTGTTTTTATGTCAGCAACAGTTTTTGGACAAATAAAAGTAATTCAGTTTAACGCTGAGTGGAACCAAACAAACCAAGTGCCTTGGGTACAAGAATTAAAAGACTGTAGAACTATAAGTTTTATTGACATCGGTAAAAACGCTGATGATGCTAAAAAACATAAAATTGCAGTTATACCTACTATAATTATATTTAAAGACGGAGAAGAAGTTGCTAGGTTTCAAGCTGATTTAAGCTTTAAAATGGTAGCAACACGTGAAGATATACAAGAGGAAATAGATAATCAATTAATGAGCGACTTTTAACATGCCAGGATCACCAATGCAAAATAATATGTTTACAACTAGCTCTGGTTACAAACAAGAAGGTAACCCTTTTCCTGTAACTAGTTGTGGTAGACGTAGAAACACTGGTTCTCCTTTATTTAAAGCAGATCCTCGTAGAACTATTGGTAAAGGCAAAAACTTTAACAAAGTTTCTAAAAATAAAAAAGCAAGAGGTGGTGCTGCAGGTGGCGGTATGACTGAAAAAGGAGTTCGTGAATACAGAAGAAATAATCCTGGTAGTAAATTAAAAACTGCAGTAACTGGTAAAAATCCATCAAAAAAAGACGCGGCAAGACGTAAGTCGTTTTGTGCTAGATCAAGAAGCTGGAAAAGTGAAAGAGGTTTAGCTGCACGTAGACGTTGGAGATGTTAAAATAATAAAAATGGAAAGAAAATTAAAAAAAATATCAAAACAGCTAAAAGGAGCTAGTAAACTACACGCTGGTCAAGCTAAAAAAATAGACAGTATGATAAAAAATAAAGCATCAGCTTTAAAAATGAAAAAATCACCTGCTCTAGTTAAGCTTAGCGCTAGTTGTAAAGCAGCTGCAAAAAGAAAATTTAAAGTATATCCATCTGCATACGCAAATATGTGGGCTGCTAAAACGCAGAGACAAGGTAAGTGTTAAATGTATAGTCAAAGTAATAATCCGTTTAAAAAGCGTATGGGTAAGTTTAAACACTCAGATGCGCCAGATGCTAAAGGTAAATTTAAAAGCTTGTCAGCTTCAGGTTTAGCTAGTTGGATGATAAAGTCTCGTAAGGGTAACTTATCAAGAATTATTAGTAGCTTAAATCAACAAGTAGTTTTTAACAGAAAGAAAAATCCTAGTTACGCAGCTAAAATGAAAACAACTATGAATATAGTTAGAAAACGTTTAGGTAAGAAAAAAGATGAGTAAAGCATATAGAGGTGTATTAAAAGCTAGAATAACAAAGCTTTACGGTGGAAACGTAACTGTTACTAAAGCTAAAAAATTAAAAGCTAGAAAAGGCGCTACTTCTAGAGATAAACAATTAGCTAATTGGTTTATTAACATGCAAACTAATAAACCTTCACCTGCTAAACGTAAAGATCCACTTGTTGGTACTGGTAAAAAACCAAAAGGTAGTGGAAGACGTTTGTATACTGATGAAAACCCAAAAGATACAGTACGTATTAAATTCGCTACCCCTAGTGATGCTAGAGCGACCGTAGCTAAAGTTAAAAGAATAAATAAGCCTTACGCACGTAAGATACAAATATTAACTGTAGGAGAGCAGAGAGCAAAAGTAATGAAAAAGACGCAAGTTGCTGCAATATTTAAACGTGGTAAAGAAGCAATAAGAAAAGCAAGAAAAAATGTTTAAAGATTTTGATATAAGTAGTTTTAAAAAGATGAAGCCGCCAGGTGATAATACTTTTGACACTATGCAAGAGATTAAAGCGTTAAAAAAAATACCTATAAAAAAAGATTTTGTAAAAAAGTTTGACGATCAAGAAAAAGCTTTTAAACAAACAGCGGAAAAAGAAGGTATAAAAAATTATGATAATAGTATAGCTGCTAAATTAATAGAAAAATCAGCACCTATAATATTAAAATTAAAAAAATATTTTGATAGACCAAGACCAAAAGTTTTGGCTAAAAAAATGAATATAAAAATGAATGATATTGAAATGGCTTCAATGAAGACACCTTCATATCCTTCAGGACACTCTACACAAGGTATGTTAATTGGGTTAACATTAAGCGCTAAATACCCTAGATCAAGAAAAGCGTTTATGAAAACAGCTAATAACATATCTGATAGTAGAAATGTTGCGCATGCACATTACAAAAGTGATAGTGACATGGGTAAAAAACTAGGAAAATCAATGTACAACCATATAAAAAACAAAATTTAAAATGAAAAAAGCACCTGCTAAAATGAAAAAAAAGTCTATGGCTAAAGCTAAGATGCCAATGACAACTGTTAACGGTAAGAAAGTACCTGCTTTCGCTGCTGACGGTAAAGGAGCAAACGATATGAAAAAAGGATCTGCTGCTACTATGAAGAAAAAATCAATGGCTAAAATGAAAAAAGCACCTATGAAAGTTACTGCTAAACAAAAAGCTAATTTACCTGCTAATTTAGTTAAAGAAATAGCTAAAAAAGAAGGTTCTGTTGCTAAAATGAAAAAAGCTGCTATGAAACTTAAAAAAGAATCAATGGCAATGATAAAAAAATCTGCTATGGAAATGAAAAAAGTTTCAGCTATGAAAATGAAAATGAAAAAGTCTATGGCTAAAATGAAAAAAGCTTCTATGACTAAAATGATGAAAAAGAAGTAAAGTGTACTTACAAAAAGGTAATCCTTTTAAAAAGGTAAAACGTACTAAAGCAAAAGGTGGAGGTACAACAAAAGTATGCCTACCTAAAGCTAAAATAGCAAGTATGAGTAAGTCTGAAAGACAAGCTGTTATACGCGCTAAAAGAAAAGCTGGTAAAGCTGGTAAATACAGACGTTCTAGTAAAAGTTTTGTTACTGGTACTAGCAGTGGAGGTAGCTTAAAAACTTGGGTAAAGCAAGACTGGAGACAGGTTGCTAATCCAAGTAAAAAATGCGGAGAAAAATGATTAGAATTTTATTACTATTATTTCCTATACTTACAATTGCACAAAAACCAATTGTAGTTAGTGTTACTACTGACCAATACCCGAGTGAAACGTCATGGTGTTTATTTGCTGATAGTTTATATGGAGACACTATATCTTATTCAAGTGCTGGTGATTATAATATTAGTTACAACAATTATATAGACACTGCTTTTATAAGCGATAGCGTTAACAATATTACTTTTTTAATAAGAGATAGCTTTGGAGATGGTATTGATAGTGGTGGTAGTTATTTTGTTATAGTATGTAACGATACAATAGTTAACTACCCACAACCTAATTTTAACTCAGGTTTATACTCTAATAGAGTAATACCACAATGTTTACCACAACCACCACCTTTACCACCAGGACCACCAATATGTGAAACTACTATAATAAACGTAAACTTAGATCAATATCCTCAAGAAACTAGTTGGGATATAAAAGATAGTACAGGTACTATTATAATATCAGGCGGAACTTATAATAATGTACCAGATTATCAACCACAGTTTATAGTTAATTGTTTACCAATAGGTGAATTAACTTTTACAATATATGACACTTACGGTGATGGTGTTGCAGGTAGTTTGTGGGGTGGTCAAGATGGTTCTTATTACGTAATACAGTGTAATGATACTTTAGTTTACGGTACCGTTGCTAATTTTGGCCGTGATACAAGTCATGTTTTTATTAGTGACACATGTGCACCGCTTCCACCAGTTTATGGTTGTACAAATGATGATTATGTAGAGTATAACCCGCTAGCTACAATAAATGATAGTAGTTGTGCTACATTGAAAGTGTATGGTTGTACAGACAGCACAATGTTTAACTATGACTCATTAGCTAACACGATGGAAGATATTGATTCATGCGAGTACACGTTAATACTACATGATTTAGTGGGTAATGGTTGGGTAGGTACAAGATTAGAAATATGGCAAGATGCTGATACATCTATATTTTTTATTAACGGACCATATTTTAACAAAACATTTAACATAGGTTTGTATGCGCCGGCAGAGATACATGCTAAGCTATTTGTAAGTCAACAGGCTCAGCACACGGCGTTAGAGTGTGGTTTTACTTTAATAAACCCGTTAGGTGACACTACAATGAGTGTACAACCACCGTTTATTGTGCCTTTTAAAACTTACGACGCCACAACGTATTGTGGTAATATTTGCGAAGAAAAAGTTTACGGCTGTTTAGATAGCACAGCGTTTAATTACGTTGATAGTGCTAATACAGCTTTACCTTGTTATTATTACCCTGGTTGTATATCACCAGCATATTTAGAGTATCACGTAGATACTACTAATGGTTATTATACAGATATTAATATACAAGACAGCTGCAACACTTTAGCAGTGTTCGGTTGTATGGACGATACTATGTATAACTATAATCCGCTAGCTAATGTAGATAACGGCGGTTGTGTAGCTTATATATATGGTTGTACGGATCCGTTGATGTGGAATTATAATCCGCAAGCAACAGCAAGTGATACGTGTATAGCATACGTATACGGTTGTACTGATCCGACAGCTTACAACTATAATCCACTAGCAAACACTGATAACGGTAGTTGCGAAGAAGTAGTTTATGGTTGTACTGATAGCACTATGTATAATTTTAATCCACTCGCAAATGTTGACAATAATTCTTGTATACCTTTTATCTATGGCTGCACTGATCCTAGCATGCTTAACTATAACCCACAGGCTAACACTGAAGATTTTAGCTGTATTCCTTACGTTTATGGTTGCACTGACAGTAATGCCTTTAATTATGATTCAACAGCTAACACTGACAATGGTTCGTGTATTGCTATCGTTGAAGGGTGTATGGATGTCAACGCGTACAACTATAGCATCGAGGCTAACACTAACGATTCCGTGGCATGTTTGTATGCAGCGAATTGTATAACAGGACCTGGTAATCCTTATTGGTTAAACGATCCTTGTTATGCTTGGGTATTAGAAGTTGATGACTATTGTTGTGAGAACGAGTGGGACACTATATGTCAAGCTACATACGATTATTGTGACGGAACTTGGTCTGGTCCGTTATTAACAAGACAAGCTGAGAAGAAGCTAGTCGCTGTAACTGATCTTCTTGGTAGACCAACACAGATAATTAAAAACAAGCTTCTATTATTTATATACAGCGATGGAAGCGTAACTAAAAAAATAATAAAATAACTATGGCAACAACAACTGCAGCGATTACGCTAACAAGTACTGATTTGCTTTCTGATTCATTGTCACTGTCAACAACAGCTACTCTTACAAAAGCTGGAGGTGCTGTTGGCCTAGACCAGACATCAGGATTAGGAAGAAAAACTACAACAGCAACTTCAACGTTTACATTGTTTGATGGTGCTGATTACACAGCAGCAAAAGCACATAAACTTTACTTAAAAAACACTTCTACTACAGACTCTGAATATTATACTCTAGTAGTTAACAGTGAAGAGATAGGTAGATTATATGCTGGTGACTGGGCTTTTTTACCTTACTCAGCTTCTGCTGATACTAATGATATTAAGCTTACTCCAAGTGTTGGTACTACTATGACGCTTGAATACATGTTAATATTTGAAGCTTAATAAGTAATGGCTTTTACAGCTAGATATAACATAACAAGTTCAAACCCAACAGATCTTATAGCTGCCGGTGAAAACGCCGGCAACTTAAGGTCTATACTACTAACCAACGTACATAGTAGTAATTCTATTAGTGTAGACTTATCTTTATATAATGCTAGTGATTATAAAACGACTTATATAATTAAAAACACAGCTATACCTTCTGGTACTAGTTTAGATTTAGATGTTTCTAATATATCTATAAACACAGCTAAAAATCAAGATACGTTAACAATAAAATGTTCTTCTGCTGATGGTATAGACGTAATAATAAGTAAATAAAATGAAAAAATATATCGGTCAGCACATATTTGATTATGTTGCCAGCTTTCGTCAGAAGGTTGGTATAGGCACCGATACACCGGCACAACCTCTACATGTTAGTGGTAACGCTAGAGTAGATGGTGATTTTTTTATTATTGAGTCAAATCCACAAATATTTCTTGCAGATACAAACCATAACTCTGACTTTTCAATTAATCTTAACAGCGGTCTTTTTAAAATTACAGACACTACAAACACTGTTGACGTATTGACTATAGACTCTTCTAGTAACGTTGGCATAGGTTTAACAAATCCAACTGAAAAGCTTCACGTTTCTGGTAACGCTATAATAACAGGTGATCTAACTGTAAGCGGTACAACAACAACAATAGATACTACGAACTTAAACGTAGAAGATAAAAACATAACAATAAACTATAGCACCGGTGATTCTTCATCTACGGCAGACGGTGCTGGTATTACAATACAAGATGCTGTAGATTCTTCAAATGATGCCACTATTCTGTGGGATGCAACTAACGATGAATTTGATTTTAGTCATGGCGCTACTTTTAGCGGCGCTGTAAATTTTGGTGTTGACGACACTGGTGTAGATGTAAAATTTTATGGAGCTACATCTGGCAGGTTTATGCTATGGGATGAGAGTTTAGATTCTTTAATATTTAAAGACAATGTTGAAATAAGAATTGGTAGCGGTTTTGATTTAAGATTATCACATGATGGTTCACACTCAAGAATAAAAAATAATAATGGTGATTTATTTATAACACAAAAGGCAGATGACGGAGATATTAGCTTCCAGTCAGATGACGGAAGTGGTGGTACAACAGAATATTTTAGATTAGACGGTGGCGATGTTAAAACTATTGTTAACCAAACAATGGAGTTTCAAGACAATGTTAAACTTGCTATTGGTAATAGTGAAGATTTAACTATTGATCACAACGCTACAAACTCAAGAATATTTAATAACACTGGAAACTTAAGAATAATAAATAGCGCAGATAACGGAGACATAACATTTGAGTCTGATGACGGAAGTGGAGGTGTAACTACATATCTAACTTTAGATGGTGGTTTTAGCTCACCACAAATAATAATGCCAGACAATGTTCAAATGAGTTTTGGTACTGGTTTAGATTTAAGAATTATTCATGATGGTTTTGATAGTTACATAACTAGCAATGGAACAGGTGACTTATATATAAGGCAAGCTAATGACGACAAAGATATTATTTTCCAAAGCGACGACGGCTCTGGTGGTTTAGCTACGTACATAACTATTGACGGTAGTACTAATAGAGTTAATTTTAATAAGCCTATTAAAGTAGCTGATAATACAGCTGTAAATATAGGTTCAGGTTTAGATTTACAATTAAGCCATGACGGTAGTGATAGTTATATATCTCAAAATGGTGCTGGCCATCTTTATATTGAAAACAACAATGATGATCAAGATGTAATATTTAGATGCGATGATGGTAGCGGTGGTACAACAAATTATTTTAAGTTAGATGGTGGTGATGCTATAATTAAATTTGAAAAAGATACTAAGCACTTTGATAATGTTAAAGGAACTTTTGGTAACGCAAGTGATTTACAAATATATCATAGTGGAACAAAAAGTTTTATACAAAACGAAACTGGTCACCTTGACATACGTAATACAGCTACTAACTCTGATATTATTTTTCAAGCTGATGATGGTAGTGGTAGTTTTACTACATATTTCCAAATAGATGGTGGTGATGAAAAAATATATGCTTTTAAAGATGTGAAGTTTGGCGATGGCATAAGCGCTAGTTTTGGTAATAACGATCTTTTAATTCAACATAATGGTACTAAATCTTTTATAAATAATTTTACGGGTGATTTAGAAATATCAAACTCAGCTGATGACTCAGATATTAAGTTTATTTGTGATGATGGCAGTGGAGGTACTCAAACTTATTTAACTATAGATGGTGGTTTAGAAGCTGTAATTGCTCCAGACACTATATATTTAGCGGCAGGTAATAGTTTAGATTTAAGTCTTAGGCATGATGGTACTAATTCACATTTTCAAAATAATACAGGTAACTTAACTATTAAAAATGCTGCTAACGACAAAGATATTATATTTCAGTGTGATGATGGCTCTGGTGGATTAACAACTTATTTTAAATTAGATGGTAGTATAGCTACACACGATGGTAGTTCTACAACTAGTATGTTTACTAAATGGGAAGACAACTCTATAATAAGCTTAGGTACTAGTAACGATGCTAGGCTTTATCATAATGGTACAGATACTTATTTAGATAATTTAACTGGTGATTATTACATAAGACAAAAAGCAAACGATAAAGATTTAATATTACAATGTGATGACGGATCAGGTGGTAATGCAACTTATATTACTTTAGATGGTAGTGATGTTAATACAACTATACACACTATAAAAGTATTAATGCCAAACTTACCAACATCAGATCCAAGTAATGCAGGGCAATTGTGGAACGATAGTGGTACATTAAAAATTTCAGCAGGTTAAAATTATGATTAGTAAACACATTAGTAATAAAGAAGGTACGCACAGCAGAACAGCTTTACGTCGTGGTATTAAAAACAAACCAAACAAAGAACAGTTAGGTAATATGGTTAAATTAGCTGAAGAAGTATTTGAACCACTTCGTGAATACGCTAATGGTCCTATAAAGATTAATAGTTTTTTCAGATCACCTGAGCTTAACAAAGCTATAGGTGGTTCTGTAAAATCACAGCATTGTCATGGCCAAGCAATTGATATTGATGACACATACGGTCATTTAACAAATGCTGAAATGTATAGGTTTATCAAAAAACACTTAGACTTCGATCAAATGATATGGGAGTTTGGTGATGACGATAACCCTGATTGGGTGCACGTGAGTTACGTGAGTGAAAGTGAGAATAGAAATAGATGTTTAAAAGCATATAAACATCAAGGTAAAACTAAATATAAAATTATATAACATGGCATTAACAGGAAGTTTAACATACAAAGGTTTAACTATATCTAATGCGCACTTAAGAGTTATGCAAGCACATCACAGAGTTGTAGATACGTCTACAGAAGCTGAAGATGGTTCTGTAACTTGGAGCAAGACTTTATATGCTGATTACTCAGCTAGAGTTTATAAAGACGCTAGTTCTTACGCTGCAAACCCAGATGAAGCTATATATACTATAAGTGGATCGTTTACGCCTTCAGTGGCAGACGGAGCTACAGATATAGTTGAACAAACTTATGTTCACTTAAAAACGTTAGCAGATTATAAAGATCTTACTGACGCGTAAAAAAAAAGGGAGCTAAATGCTCCCTTTATTATTTTAGAACTGAGCGTTCTTTTGATCTTGTACTTCGATCCTAACTTCTTGAGCTAAGTTCTTCACGTTCATCATAGCTTTTCTAACTCTAGTTCCTGCAGAGTTATTTCCCTCTACAAATTTATTTACATCACCTTGACAGTCGTTAACTGCGTCTTGCAGTTCATCGAACAGTCTGTGTAGCTTATTAAAAGACATATTTAATTTAATTTTATTAGTATTTAAAACTTATAAGATATAGTAAAATTTAATTTACCATCATATTCATCATCACTATTTTTCTTCATTGAAACAGTGTAGTTAGGATCAATATATAGGCCTTGCCAAATATTAAACGAGTAACCTACGCCTAAATCTAATCTGTCTACATACTCACCTTCACCTTCGGTATCGAACGAACCGTAAGCCCAACAGTTATCAGCAAAAGTATATCTTGCCATTACTTCATAGTTGTCTTCACCGTCCATTTCTAAACCTAACATAAGTATATCGCTAACATTATAACCAACAGCTAAGTTATCAGTGAAGTTGTATTCATCTTCAACTTCTGTAACTGTAGTCATAACTGTCATCTGCGCTGACGCTACTATTGTAGCTACACTGAATAACATTGTTAAAAATAATTTGTTCATAATAATTGTTTTAGTTATAAGCTTGTTATTTCACAAGATCCACCAGCACAAGCTAATTCACTAGATAGATCTGTTTGGTCAGTTGCTTCTTTTACTTTTGTTATATCAACATCATGTAAAGATTTAACTAACTTATTAAACTCCGATTTTTTAATATCTTCAAAAGGAGCTTGTGTGTATGTTCCACCATCATACGGTAACACAGATAAACCATTATAGTATTCTCTGTTTCTCCACATCCACTCACCTGCTTTATCCCAGTCTTCTTGTTTTAAACTTATTGTAGCTGAAACGTTATGTGTGTTACTGCCAGATCTATGACCAGCTTTAACCCAGTTTTCTGCTATAAGCTTAACACGTTCTAACAAGTCAAACGCAGACTCAGTTCTTAATATAGAACCTTCTGGTGATGACTGCGGTATTTCTATTACTGCAGTATCGTGTGGCCTGAAATATTCATCTTGAACAAGTTCAGGGTGGTTTTGTTTTAGATATGTGTATATAGCTTCGTTCTTTCCTACACGAAGTCTACGTACATAATAATCATTATGCCACGCGTGAATACCTGATGATGTACCGAGTACAAGAGACGTTGTCCCTGCGGGTTTAACACATGTTGTTCTTGCTGCTCTGTTGATACCAATAAGCTTTGCAACTCTAGTATTTTCACGCTTAACAACATCTGCGGCTTTATTCATATCTAAATTTAAAACTTTGTTTGACGCTATACCAGTCATTGAAACACCAATTAAAGCGTCACGTTCAGTAGTCTCTTGCCATACTTCTCTAAGATAATGAAACTCTGTATATCCAGCTTGTAACGTACCTATAAATGAAGCCGCTTTTACTCTAGCGTTTAGATCATCTTGATCTTCAATGTTTGATACATTTACTTCGCATAAGTTACAAAACTGAAACGGTCTTAGTGCTATTTCACAACAAGGGTTTGTACCCCAGTCTTTATCGTTGTTAAAATAAATACCAGGCTCACCGCTACCTGACAACTCAATACGTTTCCATAGATCTAAGAAAAACTCTTTAGTTATCTTGTGTCTTACTAAAACAGCTGAGTTGTTTGCTCTACCTCGTTGTGGGTTTGTTTCCCACCAGTTACCTGATTTACACGAGACCATCTCATCATCTTTCGCACTAAATAACGATATAAGAGCTGCTCTTCTGATTCCTCCCGCCAAGACAGCATCCGCAATATGGCAGATAATATCGTGAACTTCAAGCGTTGTAAGTTTTGCACTATCTTGTTTTGCATCTAATATTCCTTTAATTTTTAATAAACACTCTTTTAACGGTTGAGGCCCAGGAGCTTTACCGCCAGACGTAACTAGCAATGCTCCTTTTGGCCTAATATCAGAATAATCAAACTTTATCTTAGATGATCTCCTAGAGCCTAAATAAGACTTAATTAATACTTTGATTGCGTCTGACCAACCTTCAATACTATCACCGATAACAAACCTTCGTGTTCTACCTACAAACGGTTTAGTTACGTGTGGTAGTTTTTCTATATGATGCTTTTGAACACTATAACCAACACCGCAACCAGATAACAAAAGAAACATACACTCACTAAAGCTGTCAACGTGGTCAATAGGTAAGTATGAACAGTTGTATAATCTATTCGGGCTGATCTCAATCGGCTTACCGCTGAACTGAAGCGATCGCATACTTGGTAAAACTTTTTTCTTATATACATATCTATAATTCTCTTCTATTTCATTATATAATTTAGGATATTTTTTTTGGTGCATTTCTTTATTACGAGTCACCAGCTCTTCCCATGTTTCTCTTCTGTTAAGTTCTGGGATAAATTTTGCATACTTCATGTACACAGTAATGTCTGATAAAATTTTGTTATTTAAATTCATTATTTGTCTTTATATATCGTTAAACAAATATCTACAAACAGTAGATATATCACATGGTTAGTTCTGTATTGTTCGACGTATGATCTAACGCCGAGTAGAAGACCAGGAAATGTTCCGATACTTAATTCCCAATTTGTCATTTGATTTTACTTTTGGTTATTAATTCGATTACAGTATCGCATTCCTTCTGGTTCTGAGGTTTATATAAAGTTACATGTGGCATATTCGCTTTTACATACTTTTTAAATAATTTCCAACGCATTGGAAAACTTTCATTAGCACGGCCTTTGCACTCTATTATAAATGAATTACTTATGAAGTCTGGTGTGTATTTAATTGGTAATATTTTTTTGTTACCTCTGTTTTTAAATTCACCTTTACCGTTGCTTTGACGCTCGTAACTTTGCACATCAAACTCAAAACCTTCTTGTATTGTATATGTTTTACCTTCGTATTTATTTTTTATTTTAGCTTTTTTAAGAGCAAGATACATATACTTTTCAAGACCGGAAGCAAACTTGATCCCGTCACAAACTACTTTTTTAGCTTGGACAGGACCACGTTTTCTTTTTAATCTGCCTCTAATTCTTCTTTTCATTTAATTCTTCTCTTGCAGCTTGTATATACAATATAGCATCCATAAGCTCTTCTTGTATATCGTTTAAATATTCAGCTAAGCCTTTAACACCAGATGTTCTTTCATCATGTAATGTTTGGCCGTACTTTTCATAACCTATATCTGAACGATCAACAAACTTATCTACAACGTTTTTAACGACTTCATCACGAAAGCCATAAGACTTTCTAGCTACGATACCTCGTTTAGCATCTATTATTTCTCTGTCTGACATATTAATCTTTTTTAAATGTTCCGTTATCCATTTTACCTGTACGATCTTTAATCTCTTGATATGCTTGTTCAATACAGTCTTCTATTGACACACCAAGCAATTCAGCTAAGTTAGTTAATACAACTACACAATCACCAATACCGTCAATAGCATCATGATCTTCGTTTTTAAGTATAGCTCTACACGTTTCACCAACTTCTTCAACAAGCTTTAACGCTTGTGTTTTAGTATCACCGTGCTCATACAAACCTCTTTCATCAGCCCACTCTCTAATTAACTCGAAATAACTAGTTTGTAACTTTATACCGTTTTGCTTGTGTTTATGTCTATAGTCTGACATAATACCACCGGTTAATGTTACATGTGAATGTGGATCGTTGTTATCAAACCATCTAGCAAAAGCTTTATTATATACATAACATCTTTCTTTGTTATACATAGACTCTTTTACATTTTTCATAATCCATTTAATAGACTCTTCTGTTAACAAACACTCACCGTGTTCTGTTGACCATTTCATACCTATGTTATCGATTAATCGACCTTTAAGTTTGTTGACTGGTACAGGAAACGTTGTTGTTTGCTCTGTTACGTTTATCTTCATTTTATTACATTTTAATTTATTATAAGGTACTTCATCTACTCTATATTTGTAGAATTTTTGCATTACTTGCTCTGCAGCAGATATAAAATCTATATCGTTAGAAGTTTCAAGAACTTCGTACTCGTGTGGGTAATAACCTTGTTGTTTGTGTACTCTGTTTTCAAGATCAGATGTTACACCTATTTTTTTACCTGGTATGTGATATAAATAGTACGTCATACTTTATCGTTATATAAATGCATATTGTGTGCAAAGTGGTAGTATACACCAACCTCAACACCGACTTCGTGAGCTATCATTTTTTGTAGCTCTGAAAAACAATACTGATCGTTGCAAAAGCCATACCATAGATCGTTACTACGCATAACAACACACATATCTAGTTTATCATGTAGTATTGTAAATTGCACGGCGTAAGTACATGGTGTGTCTTGTTCATAGGTATTATGCTCTTTACAGTCGTATATACTTATTGCAGCATGTCTTGTGTTATGTTTTTCTTTGAGTTTGTTAATTACATAATATATTTGATTATTACGTAACCATTGCCAACCGTAATTAGAATTAACATTACCTTTGCTGTCAGCCATACGTTTCCATATTTCAGGTATTTTACCGTATACCTTACCAAGCTCAGATATATTTCTATTACCAGATAAATACCACTGCCATTCGGCTTGAGCATAATCTAGTTTCCAGTTACGTTCTTTGTTTGTGATTTCGTTAGCTAAAGGATTTGTAATGTAGAAACCTACATTAAACAAAGCTTTTGTGTTGTCAAAATCTACACCGTTTTGTATAATAGCGTCGTGTAGATATTCGTAAGCTTCGTTAGCTGTTTGGAATTTTTTGTTGTTTATTGTATTTATCATAATAGTATTTATAGTATTCGTAAACTTTATCTAATACATTATCATCATATCTTTTTGGATCGTGATGTGATGTGCCATTTATACGTATCTCTATTTGCCAAAGATTATATTCGTGTTTAAAGTCTGGTGTTACACCAATGTGTATGTTTTTATTCATACACCATCCGACGATCTTCATTTGATCTTCGTCCCACACTTTTGTAGGGGCTTTTTTCTTTGGTAGCTTTTTTCTCCAGTGCTTCATTCCCAAGGCATTGGCTCGTTCTCATCTACAACTTGTTCATTAGAAACAAATGTACCAGAACGTGGTTCCCATGTAAAATGAGCTTCAGCACCGTTTTCACCTAAGTTTTGAAACTTAACTTTAAGTACCTTAACTTTAGTTGTTTTAGCTTCATAGTCTCTGTGTACTAATAAACCGTGGTAACTAGCATCATACCATTCACCACCACCTTTAATGTTGTACATGGTTGGCTCTTCAATTTTACCATCTTGTCCTTTATACATTTTAGTAGGATGCGCAACGATAAAAGTTAACACATCATACTTTTTACAAAAAGCTTCGATTTTAGCTAGATAATCCATTGTGTAACGGTTTACGTCATCTGATTTAGCATCGACATCTCTAATCTTATTAAACGGGTCAAGAACTAAACATTTAATACCTTTACGTTTAACAAGCTCAGCTCCTTTACGTAATACAGACTCTAAACTGTATTTATCCATATCAATGAAGAAATAATTATCATTAACATGATTAGTTACTTGTTGCCATTTACCGTTACCAATATCACCAACACCTGGCATATCTTGCCAATGCTTACGCATTAATTTATGTGCGTGTAGATATACTGGTTGATTTTCTGGACTTGCATACGCAGTTTTCCAACCGTATAGATTATTGTAACCAACAACCATTTGATCAACAAAGTCAGACTTACCAGAACTAGGGATGCCAGTGACAGTAATAAACTGCCCAGTGTAAGTGCTAAATATTTTGTCAAAGTTTTCAATGCCGATTTGGAAACCGGGTTTAAATCCGTTTTTAACGAAGTCTCTAAGTTCATCTTCTACATCTTTTAAAGTTGATACATTTTCAAGTGGTACTGGTCGCGCGTTGTATATAGCATCGCTTAACTCTTGCTTACCGTACTTGAGTAAATAGTCGTTTGCGTCTTTCTCGCCGTTAAAATCTACAAGATAACATACTTCAGCGCCGAGCCTACGTACAAGCTCTTGCTTTAACATCTGGCCAGGATCATCAGCATCAACAGCTAGTATTATCTTTTGTTTATCATCGAAGTAATCGATGCAGTTATCAAGATAATCTAAGTTGTTGTTGTTTAATGTAGCTCCGTTAGGTACAGAGATCGCGTTTGTAATACCAGCTTCGTGTAAAGCTAATACATCTATCTCGCCTTCGGTTATAACACACCAGTCATAACCGACAATACTATTAATATTGTAAAATACTTTTTCAGCGCCTTTAAATAATTTAAAGTTTTTTCTACCATCACGGTATTTAATATTAATGAGCTGATCACCCATATAATAATTAAACTGAATAGTATTTTCTTGTCTACCTGTCTGTGGCATAAACTCAGAACCTTCAGAAACCTGTAAAGCTCTAAGTGTATGTTTAGATATACCACGTTTGTCAAACCACTCTTCAACTTTCGTACTTACCTCGTTTAAGTTGGTAGGCTTAGTAGGCCTAGTATAGACCTTCTCGCTCGCACCCTTGCGTTGATAAGTATGAAGTTGAAAAGAGGTGTTACAATTGTGACAGGTACCGAGACCACGTTCCCAGTCGTAAGAAGCACATTTAGCCTTCTGATTTTTGGGTTTCCTAGTATGAGAGCACAACGGGCAAATGCCTTGTGATGCGCCTTCTTTTAGGCTATGTTTATTGAACTCGTCAATAACAAATCCATTGATCTCAACTGTCTGCATAATTAAAACGGTAAGTCATCAGCAGGTGCTGCGGCCGGTGCAGGTGCCGGTACGTCAGTCCTTGGTGCTGGTTCAACATTGTTACCGTTTGTCCATACTACCTTAACATTACCAAGATATGTCTTAGCTGCTTTAGCATCTCTTTCATCTTTGGTTTGTTCTACAACTACTGGACCTTGATTACCGAACTGATCTAGCTCGTCATTCAACGTAATTGTAATAGGTAGATATTTACCTTTAGCACCTTGATATATTTTATCTTTAGGTATCTTGTTAAGGTCAATATTAGCTTTTATAATACTAGCCATTAATAATTATTTATTTGGTTAAACATTCTCATAATTTGTTCTTTTGTAGCGCCACTGTTTCTTCTTAGATTATCTATAGCTTTAACATGGTTTTGATTTGTGTAAAAATTCTTTTCAGATGTTTTAACACCGCTTACGCTACATACTTTTTGCTTTGTTCTAGGCATAATTATTTGGTTTTATAATGTTTTGCTTATGAAATACTGTTTAGGATCAAAGTCCTTGGTCTTGTAAAACAAGTCATAAGCTTCACTTGCTCTACGCACCTTATCTTCACCGCGTTCATAAAACTCAGGTGAACAGTCAAACACACCAATTTGATGTGTTGTTTTATCTATTACAACAAACACCATCTCATAACCAAACATTTTACTGTATATATAAGCTTGTGAATCGTAATTGTATCTATTTGCTGACCATCTGAAACCTTCTATATCTGCGGTTGTTTTTAAGTCGATAACTAGTTTCTCATTGTGATTAACAATATCAGCTTTACCTTTCCACGTATTATCAAACAATTGTATTATCCCAGGTTGTTCGTATTTGTTTTGTGTATCAACTATAAGATCTTTACATATATCGTTTGACATTATCTTGTCACGCATAAAAACTATATCATCAACTTCTTTTTGTAGCAAGCATAGCTCACCGCCAGACATATCTTTGTATACTTTGGTGTTTCTGGTTGCAGAAGGTATAACCTTAAACTTTTCGAGTTTATCTGGTTCAAGTATACACGTGTGGAAATAACCACCAACAAGAAATGCTGGCGAGGCTTTACTTGGCTCGTGAAGAGCTAACGGATTTTTGAGCAACGTTTTTATATCTGAGTTAGATAAGTACTGCTGGCCAAATTTACCGTAATAATCTTCGTCGTTACAAAGTCTTTGTAAGATTTGTTCTTTGTTCATTTGTTAATTTATATTTATTTTCAATAGCATCAACAGTACCACCAGCCGCTACATATTCTTTAGCTTTACTTAACTGATCTTGTGTTATAGCTGGTTTTGCAGCTTCTTTAATTTTAGACACAGCTTTAGATTTACCGTGTGTATTACCACCATCGGCATCTTGTGTGTCATCGATTAAAAACAAATTACCAAGCGCATACTTTTTACCGTAAGATGATGCTGCACCAAACTGTTGTGCTGCTTGCATACCTTTTTGATTTAAGTCTACACCGACTATTGCTGTTGTTGAAATTTGATTTTCGCCATCAGAAATAATGGCTGTTGATTTTAGCATTGGAACAGGATCTGTTGCTAGTATATCTTCGTCTATTGTTACTGAAACATTATGTTTAAGTAGAAAAGGTTTTACTGCTTCTAGTATATCCTCTGCTTTACGGAAATAATATTTACCGAACGAGTTGTAACTCGATTTTTTAACTTTAAGCTCAGTTTGTATTTGAGCTAGTTTTTGGTTTAATTCTTTCATAGGTTTATTGGTTTGTATATATATAGTTACACATTAATTGTACGCTTTTAAGTTTGTAACTTACAGAAAATCAATGACTTGCGAAGAGTCTACATTGTCTATAAGCTTTTGTATAGCTTGCTTTTTTAGTTGTGAAACACGTACGTAAGAGCTACTACCGTTAATACCTATTTTGTTAGCTATTTCAGTCGCAGAGTGCTTAACACAGTCAAGGCCATAGCTCATACGTAATACATCATATTCTTTATTATCAAGATGTAACTTAAGTATACTTAACAAATAACTATTTAACATAGCGTTATTGTACTTGTTAGAATCATCTGGTATTTGATATACATAGCTACTTTCACTTGCACCTACATCGTCTATACTAGCAAACACAGAGTTAAAAAATAACTCAACAGCTTTTTTACCATCGCCTTTACGTATTTCATTTAGTTTATGCTCAGGTATACGCATGTTACCTCTGTTAATATCAATACCTCTACGTATTGCACCTTTTATACGCTTAGATAAAAACGACTTAATTGTTTTTTCTTGATCTTCAGATTCCATAATAGTGTCCCAGTGTATTTTATCTACAGCTCTTATTAAGCCTGCAGAACCTTCTTGTATTAAATCGTTAATACTCATAACACCGCTAGCTTGTTGTGATGTTGCAAACTTACGCGCTAAGTTTTCTACAAGTGGCATGAACAATATTATTAGCTCATCTCTAGTATAATCTCTATAATCAAATTTTTGTGGTAATCTTTTATAAGCTTGTTTTAAATCTTGCTTATATCTAATGTAGTTTTGTACATTATAACTTTTCATTTTCTTTATTTAATAGTTCTTTTTCTCTTTTTAACTCATCTTCCATATTCCTGTGTATAGTTCTTTTTGAGCAGTCTAACAAATCTGCTATTTTACTTATAGTTATTTTTTTACCCATATCATGTAAATCTAACATACACTCGTATATATCATCAGGATGTATACGTTTAGATCTACCTATTAATGCACCTACTATTTTTAGTTTTTCTTCTTTCGTTAGACCTGTAAATGGTTTAAATATAACTTTACGTAGTTTGTTTTTTGGTGGTGCATCAAGATCTAGCATGCTAACTTCGTACACTATTTTTCGTAGCAGTTGAGCGTGTATAGCAAATGAAACGAAGCCGTTAGGTTTATGTGTTATAACTTCTGCTAGTTTCATAAAGTCATCTTGATCAAGCTGTGGGTTTAAATACCATAATACCAACAAGTGCCACTTCAAAGATTTATAAGTAGTTATCTTTGCTGATGACCTAAACAACTCATAACACTCGTTAGTACCGTTTTCATAAAACATGTACTTATCTGTTTCTTGTGTTGGTTTGTCTGTGAGCGGCAGTCGTCTATATACGATGCGGTTGGTATTAAGGTATTTAAGGTTTCTTTGTGACATTAGCCTGTTACTTATTAGTCTTAACAGCTTTTGTCACATCTGGTTTTAACGATGCGACTATTATTCTTTGACTGTTTTCACCTTTGAATTTAATTTTATTAAATTCTTTAATACGTAGTTTTAATTCTTTATTCATATTGTTGCTTCATTAATTTTTCTAGTATCTTTGCAAGCCTAGTTAACGCTTTAGTTAACTCGCTAATGTCTTTATACATTTGTTGTTCGTTTCTATTCATTTCTTTTTTATTTTTATAGTCATACCACGCAGGGTTAGGTAATTCTGAGTAGTGATCCCACATTTCTTTTTCAACTATTTTACTCATAGTTACGTATACATTTAAATAATGGGTGCCTATAACTATTAGCTTTAGTTTTTTCGAAATACGTAAACGTAGCTACTTTACCTACATAACCTTGCATAAGCTTAAAGTTATCTTGAAGGTATTTATAGTTAGCCATAACAGGCATACCGAAACGTATACCATTAGCATCGATAGCTAAAAACTTACCAATAGTACCTATACGTTTACCTTTACCTTCAACCCAACCTTCAATTCTAGCTTCAGCATCTTGAAAGTCTTTGAACTTACGTAAGTTATGAGAACGTTTACAAGCATACATGTCGTTAGTACGCACAATAGAACCTTCATAGCCATCGATTAAATGTAAACCGTGATGATGCTTAGCGTTATTATCACCGTATACTTGCATTGTATGTACATGTTTAATGCAATAGCTTTGTGGTAAAGTTAGTTCAATAAACTTATTACGGTTTTGAAACGATTGTGTTTCATCAACTATATCGTAACAATGAAACTGTACGTTATCGCGTGATTTAGATCTATCTTCTGCTGTTGGTTTTTGTTTTCTGACCATAGATATTATAGACTCAAAATCGTTTCTAAAATCATGATTATACAACTCGCCATCGAGTATAACGTTAGGATTTTTATCAAAGAAAGGTTTAAGCTGTTTTAGTATGTGGTCAATATTTTTCCACACTTTACCTGTACGTGAATATGCTGTAACTTTATATACAGGCTCACCTGTTTCTAGCTTTGTTAAGTAATCAATTGAATCTGCTTGTATTAGACAACGTACGCCATCAAGCTTTGGTTGTATGAACACTGGTTTGTTATAGTCTATTGGTTTATCGCTTACTGGATAAGCTAGCATTGGTTTTTTTCTCATTTGTATTTTTTTAATATTTTGTTAACAACTTTCATACGTCTTTTGACAATAGCACATTTTTCGTACTCTTCATCTTCTTGTAGTATATTCATTAATGTCATAAGCTTTGCAGCTTCACCTAAAGCTTCAACTTCTTCAGATAAGTTTAATTGGCTATAGTCACTGTCAGCAGCTTGTGCTGTAGACTCAACGTGGTTAAACCAGTCTTCCATAGTTTTAACTTTAAGCATACGGCTAACAATTTTAGTCGCTAACATGTTTAAATCTTTTTCGTTCATTTTATTTATATTATTATCCGTCATCGTTCGTATTATCTTTGTATTTATTAATTAGTTGTTCTGGTTTACCTACAAATATACATTTTAAATCTTCAGCACAACCATAACCTTCAAATATACTTATCCAAGTTTCTTTGAGTGGATGTTGCCATACATAATAACAATATTCTAAATCACAATGTCTTGTAGATAAAAAATCTATTTCCCAGTTAGTTATTTTTGCACTATCTAATATTGATTTAGCTATTTCTATACCTCTATGCTCAGGATAACCATCCCAATGTGCGTAAAATTGTGCGTCAAAACTATCCGGATGCTCACTAAACGATACTCCGTCTTCACGTTTAGCAAATCTTATTATACTTCTTGTTGCCATATTATTCTTGTATTGGTGTTACGTCTTTTACATCATAGTAATGAGCTTGTAACGAAGTTATTATATGTCTACCAGTTGCAGTATGAAAACCATAGCTATGTGTATGTAGCGGTGGTATTGCATCGTTAAAGCATAATAGCTTTAGCATATCTAGTGGCTTATCATAATTTAGTTCATCAGATATATCATTGCAAGCTGCGGCTAGTGCTTTATGACAATGCCTGATTGGTTCATCTGAGCGTTGCTTTAAATATTTAAGTACAAACTCTGGTGTAAGGTATTTTTTATTCATAATTTTTATTTTATTATCCGTTAGTTATCGTATTTAATTTGTAAAAAAGAGACAGGCAAGCGAGTAATATCGCCTTTATCTAATGAAAGACCTAGCATACACTCCTCGCGCCTTGCCTCTTTGAAAACAATGCTAACTAAGCATCTTGATAGCTACCATACCTTTCGTATAGAGCTTTGTAATTTGACATTATTGCTATTATTTTAGCTCTGTTTAATCCAGAGTAGTCTGATACTACTGATACATTAAACATATTAGTTACGCCTGATTGTCTTACGTCTTCGTAAGCATTAAAATCATCTTGAGTTATTTCTATTGTCATATTTATTTAATTTAATTAGTTATACATTGATTTACTTGTACCAAACACCGTAAACTTTAACACCTCTAACATCTTTTATAAGTACTCGTTTGATTACTTCTTTTTCAGTTAACTGGCTTTTGTCCATGTATTTTGGATTTTTGCTATTTAGTTTTCTTTTTTTCATATCATTTACTTTTATAAAAGCAGTATAAGTGCCGTTCAGTACGAGCCTAGGAGATACTTACTAGTGCACTTATATTACCTTAACATTGTACCATAACCTTTGCGGCGAGTTAACTTAGCGATACGTGCTGCGTCACTTGCCGACATAATCTGGATAGAGTTACCAGTTTTATGATAAGTGATTGGCGCACAGCCATATTGCTCGACAGTAGAACAGTTAACGCAAGTTTTGTAGCCAAGATTAACTCTGCCTGCAGGTATTATATTATTACATTTACATTTCATTGTTGTTATTTGTATATATTATCCAATAGCAATCGTATTTAGTTTGTAATTATAAATAGTTTATGCTATTGTCTTCATGACACATCCACTCACAGCTATTTAAGTTGTGACCTTTGGCTACTAAGTAGCCTTGCACGTTACCGTCATCTGGAGTCCAACCATCTGCACTTATATCGTACATATATACTTGACCTTTTTCAAAGTCTAATACTGTTAAGTAATTCATTTTTTCCATATTGTTTTATGTTTAAATTTTCTGTTATACTTCTTTTTATTAACAAACACAGAGCTGCCTGGTGGTCTTACACCTTGTTCGAGATCTACTCGCCGTTTGACAGCTCGTTTGTGCTTGTTATTTAGTTTCATATTACTTTATATTTATGCCCATCTATTGTTACTGTTACTTCATTTGGCATTTCAGGTGCTATCTCGCCCATCATCTTTTCTTGCATGTCATACTTCCACTTCGGTATAAATCTACCACTTGATAACATGTTAGCTTGATTAATGTAATAGTTTTTGAGACAAAAGGCTATTAAATATTCTAATCTATCTGATTCGTTTGGTATTAGTATACGCTTTATACACATAAAATCTTTATAACCTGACGGTACTTTTTTAGTTTTATTTAGTTGCCAACTCGGCGAATAACCATTTGCTTTAGTACGTCTTACGTAACCACTAACAAAACTTGCTACATATATTGGTTTACCATGCTGGTCTTTTATTGGTAGCTTAAATTCACGCGTACCGTTTTTACTTTGTTGTTTAGTTGTAACTTCTTGAATACCAAGTAGTTGCATTGTTTGTTTTATGTTCATATTTACTTTTATTTTGTGGAGAATATCGGAGTCGAACCGATGACCTCTTGCGTGCAAAGCAAGCGCTCTAGCCAACTGAGCTAATCCCCCATTGTAGTTTAATCTAATCCATCTCTGTTGTTATTAGGCCAAGCAGCAGGTGGATTATTTGCTTTACGCTGCTTTTCCATTTGTATCATAGCATATATTGCTTGAGCTTCAGAGCTACTTTGTTTAGTTACTTTGTATTTTTCTTTATTTTGCTTTTTATTCTGCGACATAAGTGAAACCTTTATAGTTAAACCATTGAGTAACATACGAGAAACCATCTTCATCGACTTGACCAAACCTAGTGTCAGCAAGTTGACAAATAGTGTATGGTTTATATAGTATGTTGTTTAGTATTATTTTATTGTTTTTTAGAAATTTAATTTTATTCATATTGTTATTTATTATTATTATCCAACTTTATTCGTAATTAATTTGTAATTAGTTCACTATGTTTGTATTCTATACTTTCACCACAGTCCCATAAAGCGTGCGCAGTTTCTTTATCACAACACTTTATTGGTTCTTGCTTTTTAGTTTTACAAGAAGTTATTAACATTAGTGAAATAATTAATATTATTATTATTTCTGCACTATATTTTTCTTTAATTTTACTCATAGTTATTATATTTTAGTAGTAGTGGTGAGAATCGAACTCACATATCACATTGATATTACCATTGACTACTTTTACTTGTTCACATTTTTTATAAGTCGCTAAACAAAGCGTAACTACGACTTGACCCACCACTCGCTAATAGGCACTTCACGAGTGGTTATTTAGAGCCTGAGTTATTATACTAGCTCGATATTTCTAACTGACATTGGTATGTTATTAGTTGCAGTGTAACTTTTATACTTTAACCAACATGGCATTACACTTAGTTTATCTTTCATAACTTCCCACACTTTGTCGTGATTATAAGTTACTGTGTCACCTTTTTTGTTTACAAATTCGATTACTTGATTTTTACCGATTAGAGACTTTCTTACAACAAATCTCTTAGATTTTAATATATTCATAGTTGTTTATTTTTATTTAGTTATACATTGTTTATTATATTATCCACATTACTTCGTATTACATTTGTAAAAGTATATTAATTGTTTAGTTATAAATTTACTTGTGTATGTATTGCCCTCAACTTCATTGTGTGTAATAATTATTTTTTTTATTTACATATATATTATCCACAATAAGTCGTAATTGTTTTGTAAAAAAACGTAAAATATATTAGAAAAATATAAATGATAGTACATGTGTAAACTGATATAATCAGAGCAATCACGAAAACATTAATGGCAAAACGGAAAAAACAGGTGGGGCCCGGTTTTAATAAAGTACTTTTGTATATACGCGCGTAGTGCAGCGTAGTGGCGCAAGTCTCTACTCCAATATTTATAACGATTTTTTTGTGACATAAGCCTATTAATAAAGATATAGTAACAGGCAAGTGTCACACTTTTAAATAATCCATTTACTATGTAATAATATACATTATGAGAAGTTCACCAATATTACTAAAACAAAAACTTAGTCCAAAAGCTGCAGCAGCTAAAAAAAAGCGTGATATAGCAATGGCTAAGACAACGGTGAGAAAAGCTAAAAAAGCACAAAACCAAAGAATAGGCCAAAAACCAGACTCAGACCTACACCATACTAAATCTGGTAGAGTACGAAGGGTATCGGTTAAAAGCAACAGAGGTAATTTTGGAAGAGGAACTAAACTAGAAAAGTAAATATTAACCAAAAACCAATTAAACATGACTTATTTATATTATAAAACGAGTACAGCATCGTATAATCACAAACCAAACGAAAAAACTATAGAACAGTGGCAGCATCTTGCAGATAAAAGTAACTGGAGGATAACGCAACTACCAAATGGTTTTTACCAAACAGAAGTATCTGATACAGATGGTAAACAATGGCATGATGTAACTCGTAGAGAAACAATAGAAGGTGCAGAAGCAGCAATTGACGGAAGCATCGACCACTTCTCAAAAAAGTTAGAGGCAACGAAAGGCCCAAAAGTTATTAGAACATTCGAATAAATTAAATTAAATTAAATTAAATGGAATACAACTTACCTAGTGAGATCGTCAAAGACTTAAACTTTGGCGATCAAGCTAAAAAACAAATAATAGCTGGCGTTGATAAGCTAGCACAAGCCGTTAAATCCACATTAGGTGCTTCAGGAAAGTGCGTAATATATGAAGATGCTCGCGGCAAACCGGTCATAACAAAAGATGGTGTAACCGTTGCGCAAAGCGTAGTCTTATTTGATCCGGTTGAAAACATTGGTGCTACTTTAATTAAAGAAGCAGCTCAAAACACTGTAAGAGAAGCAGGTGATGGTACTACTACAGCTACAGTTTTAGCGCAAGCAATACTAAAAGATGCTACAGAAGTACAAAAAACAGGTACATCTACAAGAGAAATTAAAGAAGGTATAAATTCTTGTCTTAAAAAAGTCAACGAATACTTAGAAAACATGTCTATTGACGTAGAAGGTGACATGTTAAGCAATGTTTCTGCTATTTCTTGCAATAATGATGCAGATCTTGGTAAAATTATCGCCGAAGCTTACACAAAAGTTGGTAAAAATGGTGTAGTTTTGATGGAAACGTCAGAAACTGATGAAACTTACGTAGATTTAGTTGATGGAGTACAAATAGACTGCGGTTTAACATCACCAAATTTTGTAACAAACGCAGAAAAACATAAATGTGAGCTAGATAACCCACTTATTTTAATAGTTTCTAGCGAAATACCTAATATTCGTAAAATACAAAAAGTATTAGAGCATGTTATTAAAAAAGGTAGAGCATTATTGATAGTAGCGCCAGTTGCACAGCAAGTAAAAGCTGCATTAATGATGAATAAAGTAAAAGGTAATATAAAAGTTAATATAATTGACTTACCAGGCTTTGGTCCTACTAAAAAAGACACTACTGAAGACTTAGCTGTATTAACAGGTGCTACAGTAATTGATGAAGAACTAGGTGATGATCTTGATTTAATAGATATTAATTGCTTAGGTGAAGCTGAATACGCTTCAACAGATGACACTAACACTGTTATAACTACTAAAGATGATATACAACAGGATTTACAAGAAAGAATTGAACTCGTTTCAAAACTCGTTTCTAACGAAAAAAATGGTTTCATTAAGAAAAAGCTGGAACAAAGACTGTCTATGCTATCGGGTAGTGTTGGAATCATCAAAGTGGGTGGTAATTCTAAAGTAGAGTTAAAAGAGAAAAAAGATAGAGTTGAAGACGCTATATACGCAACTAAAGCTGCTTTGAAAGAAGGTATTGTACCTGGTGGCGGTGTTGCTTTACTAAACGCATCGCAACAAATAACTTCAAATAATATAGGTGAAACTATATTGCTAAGAGCTATATCATCACCGTTTAATACTATATTAAAAAATGCTGGCTTAGAACAAGTTGGTCCACGACCATCAGATGGTGTAGGTGTTAATGTAGTAACTGGTGAAGATGTTAACATGGTAGAAGCTGGTATCGTAGATCCAGTGTTAGTAACTAAATCAGCACTTAAAAATGCTGTTAGTGTAGTTTCAACAATTATATCTGCTGATTGTGTAATTTCAAACATAAGAGTAAATGAAGGCGGTTAACAATTACATAATAGTAGACAAAATAAAAGCTGAACCAAAAAAAGTGGCAGGCCTTATCGTAACAGAAGATACCGATCAAGACAACAGATACACTAAAGCTAAAGTAATTTCTGTAGGTAATCTAGTTGAAGGTATAAAAAACAACGACGTCGTGTATTACGATAAACACGCGGGCCACGGTGTTCAGTATAAAGATATATTATATTACGTTATACGTTCAGTTGACGTAGTACTAATTGATTAAACCTAAACCAAAAACAATAAACCTTAAACTTAAAACATAAAATTAACCTAATTATTAACAAAAAAATTATTAAAAATGACTGATCCAATTTTAATTTTCATCGACGCTGCTGACGACGCAGGTGCTTACCCAGCTTCCAACTTACTTGGTATGACTGTTGCTGGTGACGGTACTATATTAGTAAAGTTTGGTAGTTCAATTGGTAGTGGTGGTACAGATGGTTCTGCTGCTGATATTGTAACTTTAACTGTTACTGCTGACACTGAGTTAGCTGTATTTAAAGGTATTGCTGAAGCTATTGAAGGTGCTAAGAAAAACACTAAAAACTTAGGACACGTTACTATTTGTGATGATGTAAATGGTGTATTTGCTCACCCAAACATTTTGAGCTGTACTCTAGCTATTGACTCATAGTAGATGCGATTAACCGCGCAAGATTTGCGTGAAATGAATATCCTTAAGTATTACAGGCTCGTGCGTAAATGGGCCTGTAAAACTTATGGGTTAAAAGACGCAGACTTAGAATTATTAATTTATTTAGATTGTAAAAAAAGATTTACACGAAACGATTTTATTGACGGAGTTTATACATACTCTTGGGATAAAAACAGATGGGAACGATTAAGACGTGATGGTTGGATAGAAGCTTGGAGACATCGTAATAGAACAACAATTAAATATTCAGTGTTTAAAACATCATTTAAATGTTCTCAACTTATAAGTAGAATATATAGAGTATTACTAGGTGAAGAAGATTTACCTGTATCTGAGCGTAGTACTTTTTTTAATAATAAATCATATACAGATAAAGTTTATAATAAAGCTATAGATGATATGATAAAAGATATTGACAGATAATGGCATACAAACTAGGTAAAGGTTACAAACCATACATGACAAACGGTAACATGCGTACTAAGCTTGCGTTTGGTAGAAAAGCTGGTGGAGACGCATCAGTACCTGGTACACCTGTAATTAGAAAGCCACTTGGCGAAGGTATTATGGGTGAAGCTAATATGGATGGTAGTATATTTATAAATAAAAATATAATACCTGGTAGTAAAGAAGAAAGAGAAGTTGTAAACCACGAAATGAGACATGCTACTGATATGAAAATTGGTAAATTATCTTATGGTGATAACTTTGTTAAGTTTAACGGCGAAACTTATTTAAGGAAAACAATTAATGGTAAAGATATGATTATAGTAGATGGTGTTGCAAAAGAAGCTGGTAGCCATGACTTTCCTTGGGAAAATGACGCAAATAACGGTAATAAATGAGTTTAATAGGTAATATAGATAATATACCACTATTCACAACTATAGCTGAAGCTGAGCTTTGGGGTAGTCAATATGGTATAAATGGTCATCATACGCACGTGCTTTTAGGTCAACTAGGTTATATGGCAGGCACTACACACGCAGATATTACAGCTGCAAATTTAAATGTAGTAACAAATCCTTTAACTCCAAGTCAAGTTAGACAAGCTAGCGGGTCACCTACACCAACAGTTAGTGTTACAATGTCTAGCGGTGGTAGTGGCGGTAGTAGTGGCGGTAGTTCTAGCGGTGGCGGTGGTGGATATTAAAAATAAATTATGAGTATATTAAGTAAAGTATTTTCAGCAGGAGCTGGTGAATTAGTAAAAAACGTGGGTGGAGTTTTAGATAACTTAACTACAACTAAAGAAGAGAAACTAGCAGCTGAAGCAAAAATAAAAGATCTGATAATGGGTTACGAGGCTGAAATGCAAAAGCAAGTAACTGAGAGATGGAAGCTTGACATGAACAGTGATTCATGGTTAAGCAAAAATATAAGACCATTAGTTCTAGTGTTCTTAGTAATAAGTACAGTGTTGTTAGTATTTATAGATGCTGGTTTTATAAATTTCGATGTAAAGGACTCTTATGTAGATCTTTTACAATTAGTATTAATAACTGTGATCGGTGCTTATTTTGGAGGTCGTTCACTAGAAAAAGTAAAAAAATAATGGGAATAAATTCAACAGAAGTAGCTTACAACTTTGGACAACTTGGTAGCGGCCACTTACAAGCAGGTAGTAGCGCTTTAACACCACCAACAGGTTTGGTGATAGTTGCTATTACGTTTTTAGATAATATAGAATTAAGCGCTTTAGTTCCAGAACAAGTTTATGGAGCTGACACATATATTGGTACCGGTAGTACTGCTAACACAGCTAACAACAGTGTTGTTATAGATACTGACGTAACTTTTCCAAAAGGCGTTACAATATACGGTAGATTTACATCTGTAACAATGAACGCTGCTAATGCTAATGGTATAATCTGTTACTTTGGTCAATAATGTTAGGAGTGCCAAGCAGTGTTACAAGTAGCTGTGATATAACACACAAGTTAGTATCTAACAAAGGTTCTGCTATTTTTGATGGAACTAATGATTTTATAGATGCTTCTTCAGTAGCTAATGATTTAAACTTAAACACAGGAACTATATCTTTATGGGCTCGTGTAACAACTACTGATAGTAATGAATCTTTTTTTAACGTTTCAGACGGTACTAGCGGTAATGATAAACTTGTTCTAATGTATAAAACAAGTAGTTCTTTAATAAAAGCAAATTATAAAGCTGGAGGAACTAATCAAGAAGCTACTCACTCTATATCTAATAGTGATATTGTATCTGCAGGATGGTTTCATGTTGTTATGACTTATGATACTACAGCTGATGAAGTAAAGCTTTATTACAATGGATCTTTAGTTAATACAAGATCATCAAGTCTAACCGCTATAGACGCTGAAACAGTAAGTTTTGATACAGTTTTACTAGGAAAATCTGCTAATGCTGACAACACATACCAACAAGGTTATATTGATGAGTACGCTTATTTTACTAGAGTTTTATCAGCTTCAGAAATAACAAGAATATATAATGAAAAAGGAAAGTTTAATTACGCTGAAGATTTAGATTTAACAGGTAGTGCAAATGCTTTAAAACAATGGTTACGCTTTGGTGATGGTAGTGTTGGTGGTGTAGGAGATCAAACTACTGGTATTATAGATATGAGTAACGCTACTTTAGGTAGCGAGTTAGTTACTAATGGTGGTTTTGATGCTAATAGTGATTTTGATTTTATTGGAAATGCAACAATTAGTGGTGGTACTGGTAATTTTTCAGGAGGAGCTAATAGCTTTATTATACAAACTAGTGTTGTACCAACTAGTGTTAAATTTTATCAATTAAAGTATGAATTACTAGAAAGCAATGGTGCTACTTTTAGATTATCAGGTGGTAATTCAGCTTTTGGTACAGTAATATTAACTAATACAGTTGGTGTACATACCGTATTTTTAAAATCTAATGGTACAAAAACATCTTTACAGCTTAACGGTACAACTTCGTTTGTTGGTACAATAGACAACGTTTCGCTAAAAGAAGTAAATGGCAACCTTGCTTTTACAAGCGGTGCTTTAATTAATCAAAATAATTTACCAGGATAATGTTTGAAAATAGAAAGTACGTAATAATAAACACGAGTGATGTTTCATCTATAGACTTTAGTTTAGTAATAGAAAACAATGAATCATCATTAAGATATAATAATGCTGGAACTAAAACTTTTGTAAAGTTTGAAGGTGATACTCCAGATTTTTTAAGCGGTAAAACGCAATACACACATTCAGAAATATTAAACGAATTAAACAAGTCTGAGTGGATAAACACAGACGATTAGTAAAAAAATAAAATTATGGGATATTTAAATGTAAAATTTCAACCTGACTTAATACAAGGTGACACTACAGTAATGATTGCTGATGATAGAACAGATACGCCTTTTGCCGCTGGTGACGTGCTTTTTGATTGGCACGCTGTAGACATACCAAAAGGTGCATCAGTTTTAAAAGGAATAACAATAGTAATGAATGGTAAAAATGGATCTAGACAAACAGAAAGAGATATACAGTTTGTTTTTGCAAAAGATATTGATAATGTAGCACCACCTACACTAGGTGTTGTAAACGCTACAGCTACAGCTTTATCACTTCAAAACCATATTATAGGAGGTTTTGTTGTAGATTCAACTGTAATTACTAAAATAGATCCTTTTAGTGTTTTTGGATCTTGCTCTGGTCCAGCTCCTGCTAACGCGCTTAATTTACCTGTTTTAGAAGGAGACGCTTCTTCAACACAAGGTTTTCAACGTGTTTATGTAGGTGCTATTGTTACCGGTGAAATAGACTTTGCTACAAACACTTTAGTAAATGGAGCTATAGACGCTTCAGCTACAAATGGTAAAACTATAACAGTAGATGGTACTGACGCTAGAAAAGTGTTTACTAAAGGCGATTTAGTTTACGTTAGTGCTAACGATACACAAATACCTGGTAAAGTAGAAAGTGTAACTAATACTGTAATTACTTTTGATACTGTTAACTCAACAGTTGATATTGATAATGACACAGAAGTACTGTGTGCAACACCTATTAAAATAACACTTCATCTTGAAGATTAAATAAATAATTAATTTAAATTAAATAAAATGACAAAAAAAGAAAAGTTGGTTGACTTAAAACCAGAGAAGGTTACATCCTCACAATTGGAAAAAATACAAAAAACTGTTAGTGATATTAACAGAGCTCAAATGGAAATAGGTAGGTTTGAAACACAAAAGCATAACTTATTACATCAAGTAGCTGGTTTACAAGATGAACTTAAACTTATTCAAAATGAACTTGAAAAAGATTACGGTACAGTAAACGTTAATATTGAAGACGGTACAATACAATACACTGAAGATGGCGAGACTGATAAGAAAGATTAGTATTGGTAAAGATTATAAAAATGATGCTATGCATTATGCTGTTGGTCAAGAAGTTTACGGTGGACATACTATTTGTGATATAATAGAAGAAGAAGATAAGTTTTCAATATATATTAGAAAAAACAAAGATGTGTTGCCATGGAAAGACTTTAACAAAAACATGGCTGTATCTGTAGAATATAATCTAGAATACTAATGAAAAGCGTTTACAACTTTGTTGTAAAGCCAATAGGTAAAAGATATAATAACGTAAAGAAGGTTGGAAATAAAGAGTTAATTATTAACACTGAGATCTTCAACCATCAATACGTTAATAGACAAGCGACTGTAATATCGAAACCTATTATTGGTGATACAGATATAAATGTAGGTAGTGATATTATATTACACCACAACGTGTTTAGACGCTGGTATAATGTGAAAGGTATAGAGAAAAATAGTAAGAACTATTTTAATGAAGATACTTATATTGTTTATCCAGATCAAATATTTTTGTATAAAAAGTTTTGGCAGTGGCACTCACCAAAAGGTTTTTGCTGGGTTAAACCTATAAAAAACAAAGATAAATACGCTAATAGCGAAACACAAGAAAATATTGGTATTATAAAATATACTGACGGTAGTTTTAAAGTTAATGATCTTGTAGGTTTTACACCTATATCTAATTACGAGTTTGTTATTGATGGTGAGCTACTATATAGAGTATATACTAAATTTATTACAATTAAATATGAATATCAAGGAGACGAAGAAACTTATAATCCAAGCTGGGCACAGAGCAGTTGAAGAACTGATTAATGTTGCTAAAGAAAAAATAATAACTAACACAGAAGATGATGTTAGTGCTGATAGATTAAAAAACGCTGCGGCTACGAAAAAGCTTGCTATATTTGATGCGTTTGAAATACTAAACAGAATACAAGAAGAAGAAAATATACTTGATGGTAAGGAACTAGAAGAAAAGAAACAAAGAGTATTTAGAGGTTTTGCTGAAGGTAGATCAAAATGAGTTACGAACAAACATTAGTTAAGATAATTGAACCTGTTAAACGTACGACTATAACTCGTATGAACAGGGGTAAAAAATGGCAATATGGATATAATAAAGAACACGATATTATCGTTATATCAAAAACTGGTAAAATTGGTGAAATCATTGAGCTGCAAGGTTTGCGCATTGCTTTGCCAATGGAACCAGTGCGAGTGCACATGCACGATAAAAACAAATGGCAAAAGTTAGAATATCCTAAAGAATTATCTAAACTAAAAAATATATTTGACTGGCGTAGTTATCCTGAAGAAGCAAAAGATCAATGGTATGACTATATAGACAAAGAGTTTAAACGAAGAGATGAAGGCTTTTGGTTTAAAAACAATAGTAAGTCAACGTACATAACCGGTAGTCATTACATGTATTTACAATGGAGTAAAATAGATGTAGGTGCACCTGATTTTAGAGAAGCTAATAGATTATTTTATATATTTTGGGAAGCATGTAAAGCTGATAAAAGGTGTTATGGTATGTGTTACTTGAAAAATAGAAGATCTGGTTTTTCTTTTATGTCATCAGCCGAAACAGTTAACTTAGCTACAATATCAAGTGATAGTAGATATGGTATATTATCAAAAAGTGGAAGTGATGCAAAGAAAATGTTTACAGACAAAGTTGTACCAATATCTGTTAACTATCCGTTTTTCTTTAAACCGATACAGGATGGTATGGATAGACCTAAGTCTGAGCTTGCTTACCGTGTACCTGCGAGTAAGTTTACTCGTAGAAAAATTACTGCAAACGAAAAGCAAGAAGACTTACAAGGATTAGATACAACTATAGACTGGAAAAATACTGGTGATAATAGTTATGATGGTGAAAAACTAAACTTATTAGTACACGATGAAAGTGGTAAATGGGAAAAGCCTGATAACATATTAAATAACTGGAGAGTTACAAAAACTTGTTTAAGATTAGGTAGTAGAATAATTGGTAAGTGTATGATGGGTAGTACTAGCAATGCTCTTGATAAAGGTGGTGGTAACTTTAAAAAATTATACAATGATTCAGATGTTAATAGACGAAACCGTAATGGACAAACAAAGTCTGGCCTTTATTCTCTCTTTATCCCTATGGAGTGGAACTACGAAGGATTTATTGATGAATACGGACGTCCAGTCTTTAATAGTTCAAGTCATGATGTATACGGACCAGACGGTGAACTAATAGATTACGGTATTATAGATCATTGGCAAAACGAAGCTGATGGTTTAAAAAACGATCAAGACGCGTTAAACGAGTTTTATAGACAGTTTCCAAGAACTGAAGAACACGCGTTTAGAGATGAAGCAAAAAACAGTATATTTAATTTAGTTAGAATATACGAGCAAATAGATTATAATGATGGTGTGAAACCACCAGTTAACACAGGTAATTTTCAATGGGTTAACGGTATAAAAGATAGTCAAGTTATATTTTATCCAGATCCAAAAGGTAGATTTAATGTTAGTTGGGTACCACCATCACAATTACAAAATAAAATTAAATTAAAAAATGGAAGCAAACACCCTGGCAACGATCATCTGGGCGCTTTTGGCTGTGATAGCTACGACATTAGCGGTACTGTAGATGGTAAAGGTTCAAAAGGCTCGTTACACGGTCTTACAAAGTTTAGCATGGAAGAAGCTCCTGTTAATCAATTTTTTTTAGAATATATAGCTAGACCACAAACCGCAGATATATTCTTTGAAGATGTACTAATGGCATTAGTGTTTTATGGTATGCCATTACTTGCTGAAAACAACAAACCTAGATTATTATACTATTTACGAAGACGTGGTTATAGAGGTTATAGTATGAATCGTCCTGATAAATCTTGGAATAAGTTGTCAACAGCTGAAAAAGAAATAGGTGGTATACCTAATTCAAGTGAAGATATAAAGCAAGCTCATGCAGCAGCTATAGAAATGTATATACAAGGCCATGTTGGTCAAATGCAAACAGGTGGTTATGGAAGCATGTACTTTAATAGAACTTTAAACGATTGGGGTAAATTTGATATAAATAAACGTACAAAGTTTGACGCAACAATTAGTAGCGGTTTAGCTATTATGGCTTGTAATAGACATTTATACGCACCAAACCCAAACGTTGAAAAACAAAAACTAAATATAAACATATCCAGATATAGTAATGCTGGTTATAATTCTAAAATAATAAAATAAATATATGGCAGAGTCTGTTATAAAAAGTTATTTTCCAAGTCAAGTTGTAAGTGATGCTGAAAAGCTAAGCTATGATTATGGTTTAAAAGTTGCTAAAGCTATTGAAACAGAGTGGTTTTACAATGACTATAATCAAACTAGATATACAACTAATAAAAACAATTATCATAATTTAAGATTATACGCTAGAGGTGAACAGTCAATACAAAAGTATAAAGACGAATTATCTATAAACGGTGATTTAAGCTACTTAAATCTTGATTGGAAACCTGTACCTATAATACCTAAGTTTGTTGATATAGTAGTTAACGGTATAGCTGAGCGTACTTATGATATAAAAGCTTACTCGCAAGATCCTTATGGTATAGAAAAAAGAACTCAATACATGGAGTCTATATTAGGTGATATGAGAAGTGTTGATTTAAACGAGTTTACTGAACAAGCTTTTGGTATACAAATATCTGAAAACGATCCTGAAACTTTACCTGAATCTGAAGAAGAGTTAGCGTTACACATGCAGCTTACTTATAAACAAGCTGTAGAGCTAGCAGAAGAACAAGCTTTAAACGTTTTAATGGAAGGTAGTAAGTACGAGTTAATTAAAAAACGTTTTTATTACGACTTAACAGTACTTGGTATTGGTGCTGTTAAAACAGATTTTAATACTTCTGAAGGTGCAACTATTAAGTACGTTGACCCAGCAGACTTAATTTATTCGTATACAGAATCACCTTATTTTGAAGACTTGTATTACGTTGGTGAAGTTAAATCTATACCTGTAAATGAACTTGCTAAAGAGTTTCCTTTTTTAGAGCAAGAAGATTTAGAAGATATAGTAAAAAATAAAAGTTATAGTCAATCAAATTACAACGAAGGCTCTTTTAATCGTAGAGAAATAGATAATAATAAAGTTCAAGTTTTATATTTTAACTATAAAACTTATATGAACGAAGTTTATAAAGTAAAAGAAACTGGTAGTGGCGCTGAAAAAGCTATAGAAAAAGATGACACGTTTAATCCGCCAGAAGATAAAGAAGGTAATTTTACAAGATTACAAAGAGCTATAGAAGTTTTATATGAAGGCGCTTTAATATTAGGTACTAATAAACTTTTAAAATGGCAATTGTCTAAAAACATGATGCGTCCTAAAAGTGATTACAACAAAGTAAAAATGAACTATGCTATTGTAGCGCCTCGTATGTATAAAGGTAAAATAGAAAGTTTAGTAAGACGTATTACTGGTTTTGCTGATATGATACAGCTTACTCATTTAAAATTACAGCAAGTTATGCAACGTATGATACCAGATGGTATTTATTTAGACGCCGATGGTCTTGCTGAAATAGATTTAGGTAATGGTACTAACTACAACCCACAAGAAGCTTTGAATATGTTTTTTCAAACTGGTTCTGTAATTGGTAGATCATTAACTTCTGAAGGTGATATGAATCCTGGTAAAGTGCCAATACAAGAAATAACAAGTGGTAGTGGTGGTAATAAAATACAAGCTTTAATAGCAAATTACAATTACTATTTACAAATGATTAGAGATACAACTGGTCTTAACGAAGCAAGAGATGGTAGTTTACCTGACAAAAACGCTTTAGTAGGTGTTCAAAAATTAGCTGCAGCCAATAGTAACACGGCTACAAGACATATACTACAGTCTGGTTTATTTTTAACTTCTGAAGTAGCTGAGCAATTATCACTTAGAATATCTGATATAATAGAATACTCACCAACAAAAGATGCTTTTATACAAGCTATAGGCGCTCATAATGTAGCTACGTTAGATGAAATGTCTAACTTACACTTGTATGATTTTGGTATATTTATAGAATTATCACCAGATGAAGAAGAAAAAGCTTTATTAGAAAACAATATACAACAAGCTTTAGCTCAGCAAAGCATAGAGCTTGAAGACGCTATTGATTTAAGAGATATTAAAAATGTAAAGCTAGCTAATCAACTTTTAAAAATTAGAAGAAAAAAGAAACAAGAAAGAGATCAAATAGCTCAACGTATGAATATACAAGCTCAAGCTCAAGCTAATGCTCAAGCGCAGCAGGTTGCAGCTCAAGCTGAAGTTCAAAAAAACCAAGCTAACGCTCAAGTTCAAGCTCAGCTAGAACAAATTAAAGCTCAGCTTGAAGCTCAAAAACAAGCACAAGAAGTTGAGTATAAAAAAGAGTTGATGCAACTAGAGTTTCAAATGAACATGCAGTTAAGAAGTATAGAGGTTGATGCTCAAAAACAAAAAGAAACTGAAAAAGAAAATCGTAAAGATGAAAGAACAAGAATACAAGCAACTCAACAAAGTGAGTTAATTGATCAAAGAAAAGGTGATAAACCACCTAAAAACTTTGAGTCTGCAGGTAATGATATACTTAGTGGAGACTTTGATTTAGGTACGTTTGATCCTAGATAAAATTTATTAATTATTATTATATTATATTATGGCAAAAAAACAAAAAGAAAAAGTAGCTGAAAAAGCTACTGATAATATTACTAAGGTAGATCTTAGTACAAAAAAAGAAACAAAAGATGATAATATCATCAAAGTAGATTTAAATAACCCACCAAAAAAAGAAGAAAATGCCGTTTCAGAGCAAAGCACAGATGAGGTTCCTGTACGCGACAAACCCGAGACTAGCGGAGAAGTTCAGGAAGAAAACGAAAAAGTCGTTGAAGAAGTTACCGGAGAAAGTGAAAAATCCGATACCGTTCAAGATGAACAACCCGTTATTGAAGAAGTAACAGATGAACAGGTTGAAGAACAAACAGAAGATCTAGTTGAAGAAACTAAAGAAGCTATAGCTGAAGCTGAAGAAACAGGTAAAGAACTTCCAGAAAATATACAAAAGCTCATGGATTTTATGAATGAGACTGGTGGTGATGTTGAAGATTATGTTAGGTTAAATCAAGATTATAGTAAATACGATGACAATAGCGTGTTAAGAGAATACTATAGACAAACTAAAAAACATCTTACAGACGAAGAAATTAATTTTTTAATGGAAGACTCTTTTTCATACGATGAAGAAGAAAATACTGAAAGAGAAATAAAAAGAAAAAAACTAGCGTTTAAAGAGCAAGTTGCCAGCGCTAGAAGCCACTTAGACGGGCAAAAGTCTAAATACTATGAAGAAATTAAAGCTGGGTCAAGGTTGACCTCTGAACAACAGAAGGCTGTTAACTTCTTTAATAGATACAACAAAGAATCAGAAGAGAATAAAAAAGTTGTAGAACGTCAAACAAATGCTTTTAAATTAAAAACTGACAGTTTATTTAATAAAAACTTTAAAGGTTTTAGTTATAATGTTGGTGATAAAAAGTATAGGTTTAATGTTAAAAATACAAACGAGGTAAAAGAAACTCAAAGCGACATTAATAATTTTGTAAAGAAGTTCTTGAACAAAAATAATGAAATGGAAGATGCTGCGGGTTATCACAAGTCTTTGTTTACGGCAATGAACTCTGATGCTATTGCTAAACACTTTTATGAACAAGGTAAAGCTGATGCTTTAAAAGAAAGTATAGCTAAATCTAAAAACGTTGATATGGCACCAAGACAAGCTTTTGGTAAAATTGAAGCCGGAGGTGTAAAAGTAAAAGTATTAGGTGATAACTCTAATGATTTTAAGTTTAGAATTAAAAACAATAAATAACAATTTAAAATTACAAAATTATGGCAATTACTGCAGGAAGTTTGTTGAATAGCGTTGCTGCACCAGTGCAACAAGCGTTAGCATCAAACTATTTAGATTTAGCGTCAACAGCAAACCAAGGCTGGGCGCAACAATACGTGCCAGATCTTATGGAGAAAGAAGCTGAAGTTTTCGGTAAAAGAACAATTTCAGGTTTTCTTTCACAAGTAGGAGCTGAAGAGGCTATGACAGCTGATCAAGTTGTCTGGTCTGAACAATCAAGATTACATTTATCATATATCGGTACTTTAGACGTAGACGGTGATACTAATGGTACATTTGAGGTTGTTTCTGATATTGACGGAAACACAACTGTAGCAGATAACAATCACGGTATTAGAGTTAACGACATGGTGTTAATAGCGCAGGCTGGTACTGTTGTTAAAGCACTAGTTGTTGAAACTCCAGCTTCAGATACAGTTACAGTTGAGCCTTATGCTACAGCTGCTTTAAGTACTTTAGCTGATGGAACTGCTACTTTATTAGTTGTAGGTTCTGAGTTTGGTAAAGGTCAGTCTTACTCTGATATTACTGGAACTGCTGCTGCTGAAAAAAGAACAGCTTTAGAGCCTCAGTTTAAATCTTTCAACAATAAACCAATTATCATTAAAGATAACTACACAGTGTCAGGATCTGACGCGTCTAGAATTGGTTGGGTTGAAATTTCTGGAGAAGAAGGACAAAGCGGTTACTTATGGTACTTAAAAGCTGAAGGTGACACAAGAGCTAGGTTTACTGATTACTTAGAAATGACTATGCTAGAAGCTGAGAAAACAGCTGCTGCATCTGTCATTGGTTTTGCTGATGGTCAAATTAGAGGATCTGCTGATTCTGGTGCTGGTGGTTCTGGTACTGAAGGTTTATTCGCTGCTATTGAGTCTAGAGGTAACGTTACTTCAGGTATAACTGGTGTTAACGCTGCTACTGATTTAGCTGAGTTCGATGCAATATTAGCTGAGTTTGATAAGCAAGGCGCTATTGAAGAAAACATGATGTTCGTAAACAGAGCTACTAGTTTAGCTATTGACGATATGTTAGCTTCAATGAACTCTTATGGAGCTGGTGGTACATCTTACGGTGTATTCGACAACTCTGAAGACATGGCGTTAAACTTAGGTTTCTCTGGTTTCAGAAGAGGTTCTTATGACTTCTACAAATCTGACTTCAGATACTTAAACGACAAAGCTACAAGAGGTGGTATTAATGACAGAGCAGGTAGCGCAGCTATCAGAGGTGTTATTATACCAGCTGGTGTATCTTCAGTTTACGATGAGCAACTAGGTAAAAACATGAAAAGACCTTTCTTACATGTAAGATTTAGAGCTTCACAAACTGATGACCGAAGAATGAAAACTTGGGTTACTGGTTCTGTAGGTGCTGCTACATCTGCCTTAGATGCAATGCTAATACACTACTTATCAGAAAGATGTTTAGTTACTCAAGGTGCTAACAACTTTATGTTAATGAAGTAAATCATTATTTAAAAGTCGGGGCTTCGGCCTCGACTTTATTTTATTAATTTTATTATATATTATATTATGGCAAAAAAGAAAACAAAAGTGGAAGTTGAAGAAACTCCACAAGTAGTTGAAACACCGGTTGTTGAAACACCGGTTGTTGAAACACCAAAACAAAAAAGAACTGGACCAACTTATAAAAAAACAAACGACGGTTGGGAAATAAAAAATAGAATATACAGATTAAAAGGAGGTAAAAAACCTTTATCAAGATCTATTAGATCAGCAAACATATACTGGTTTGACGAAGAACTAGGTTATGAAAGAGAATTAAAATATTGTGAAAATCAAAAAACACAGTTTGTTGATGAGATGAAAGGTGATCAAAGATTGTCTCACATTATATTTAGAAACGGTATGTTGATTGTTGAAAAAGAAAAAACAGTTTTACAAAAACTACTTTCTTTATATCACCCTGATAATAACGTTTTGTTTTATGAAGAAAAACCAGAAGTTAACGCTTCTAATGAAATAGATATTTTAGAAATGGAAGCAGATGCAATATTAATGGCTAGAGAGTTAGACATTGATTTAGCTGAAGCTATAATGAGAGTTGAGATTGGTTCTAAAGTGTCTAAGATGAGTTCTAAAGAGCTTAAAAGAGACTTGTTGTTGTTTGCTAGAAACAACCCTGCTTTGTTCTTAGAATTAGCTTCTGATGACAACGTTCAACTTAGAAACTTTGGTATAAAAGCTGTTGAGCTTAAAATTATTAAATTAACTACAGATCAAAGAAAGTTTTTATGGGCTTCTAATGATAGAGTTATTATGACAGTTCCTTTTGATGAGCATCCATACACTGCTTTAGCGCATTGGTTTAAAACTGATGAAGGTATGGAAATATATGCAAATATAGAAAAACGATTAAATAATTAATCAAACTGTAGAGGTGATCGCCCTACGGGGCGATTACACTACAATTAAAAAAATATGGCAA